GAGCAGTCTGGAAGCTCGTCGGGCTCATAACCCGAAGGTCATAGGTTCAAATCCTGTCCCCGCTACTAATTACATAAGATACATGCCCAGATAGCTCAGTTGGTAGAGCAGAGGACTGAAAATCCTCGTGTCGCTGGTTCGATTCCGGCTCTGGGCATCTTTTTTATTTGGCGGAAACCACGTAGAATCAAGTGTTTCCGCCGTTTTTTTATGGTTGAAAAATGCGTTACTGGGCATTTACTGGGCAAAAATTATGAGAAGAGATTTATCTGATCTAATTTCTGATTGTCATTTTGGGTTACTTTTTTAGTAACATGAATATAGATTTCTTTGGTTATCTCACTTTTTCCATGCCCGAGGCGGCGGGCAATCTCATCAGGAGTCATGTTGTTTGCGGCGAGAAGCGAAGCGTGCGTGTGTCGTAACATATGAGGTGTCACACGTCGTTCAAATAGCTTCTCTGATATGATACGAAGGTATTTTTCGTAACCGGCTATTGGCATATGATCACCTTTGTTGTTTGGAATCAAGATGCTTGATCTGAAATTATTCGCTAACATCATTTCTTTACGCCATAGCATACATTTTTTTAACTCTACAAGAAGAGCCGGCTGGATGTGTATTACACGCTTGGAATTATCGGTCTTTGGTGTAGTGACACTGTCGTGCTTTGAATCGTATGTTTTGGAGATTCGGATTGTTAACTGGTCCATATCGATATCAGATACTTCTAGTGCAGACAATTCACCGAATCTCAAGCCTGTGAGTAATAGTATCGAAGTTATATAGTACCAGTGCCAGCAATTATCATGTTTGATGTAATCAAGGAGCTTTTTTGCTTCTTCAGGTTCCAAGTATTTTGTAGTAATTTCTTTATCATCAGATGAATCATCAAATGGCTTAAGCTTTGTGATCAGCTTCATGTTATCGTGGTAGTCATTTTCATATCCCCAATTTAACATTGCTTTGAATCGTGTTATGTAAGAGTTCAATGTCGTAAGTTCTTTTCCGGAATCGAGCAATCTGGACTTTACATATTGTGCTGTCAGGTTGTTGACAATTGCATCTGGATTCAAGATCTCTATGACAGAGCCAGTAACACTCTCATTCCGATCAACTGTACTATCTTTGTATATGATTCTTTGGGCTTTCAGATACTCTTTTTGAAGTTTTGCAAGAGTTACCGTATTATCGGTGCATTGAAGATCCTTAATAGCAGCTTCGATCTTTGCATTTAACTCTCTTTGTGCTTTGTTCTTGTTCTGCGGCGTGTCTTTTGGATATGAGACCGCAACTCTTTCGACCTTAAGGGTGAGAGGGTTTGTGTATCGTTCACGATAGACAACTGTTCCGTTTTTTTGAGTTTCACACCACATAATAAAACCTCCTTTGAAAAAATAGGCATAAAAAAATAAGCCTATGAAAATGTGAAGGCTTATGGTATAATACAAGTTGCGAATTTGTTATGCATAAGCCTTCGGTTTATGGGTGACACCCTCAGGTGTTTCCATCACCTGGGGGATTTTTATTTATCTATTTTTTATTGAAATTGTGCAGGATATGCAAATATCTCATAGTCCGCAACAGTATCTGTATTTACACCTTCTGGAAGTGTGATTCCACTCAGTTCAAAGCCAATTGTATCATTTGGATTCAGGTCTTCCATTATAACGGTATTGCTTATACCAATAGGCGTGTGATCGGCATCATAGAATATAGCGGCTACATAGCTTACAGATTCTACTTGATCAGATGTGCATGTTAGCCTTCCTGTAACATCAATTCGATCCCAATCGTTATTATTTGTTGATACATCCGAAATTTCATATCTTGTTTTATGTATAGATGCTTTTTCAACATCAGGTCTAGGTAAAACAGTTAATTTCAAATCGCCAGAATAGTTATCAAGCGTTATAGTGTCAGACATATAACCTTTTTCTCCGGGAGAAATCACATTAGGATATGTTGGTACGCTTTTCATAGCAGATACTAAGTGACCATTTTCATCTTCTAGGTCGCATGCTCCGTTAGATAAATATAAATCCGAAGTACCTGTATTTTCAATTTCGACAATTACGTCAACCATTACGCCACTATATGATTCTTGAATTTGAGCATTTGTGTAGGTAATTTCATATGCTGTTTCGTTTTCAGATTCTGTTGTTGTCTCTGTTTCGCCATCTTCATCAGATGCGGTTGTTTCGGTGTTGTCTGCAATATAGGATGCTTCGGTAATTGCTTCTGTTGAGTTATTATCGTAAGATCCTAAATTAGGCTCTTTTGATGCTCCACAGCCAGTGAGCAAAGAGCAAGCAAGCATAATTGCAAAAAGTTTTTTCTTCATAATAGGAATCCCCCTTTATTAAATTTTATTGTGTGCATAATATTCTAAGTGGTCAACGCAAGCATCTCTATTCTCGAAGTCCAACCGGGTGATGTGGGACAGAGCATGCAAGTAAGCGTCTGTCTGCTGTTCCTGATTGAGCCTTGAATTGATAAAGATTGAGAAACTGCCATCTTCGTTCGAAGTGACGGTTTCTTTTGCGTTTGCTCCCTTAAAATCAATCAAGTGTACAAATACTTCGTTCGTAATATCACCCCCTGCGACTAAGAGCATATCATATCGCAGGTACAATAATACGGACTTATTCGCCTTTTTCTTTCTTTTTTAATGCAAGTAGCATTGTATGTACTGTTTGGATGTCTTCCGGAGAAGCATCACGTGCAGCATCGAATAAGAGAGAAAGATCTTTGTTCTCGAAGATCTCCTGCGCCTTCTTTGCTGTTTCTTCATCGAAATAATAAGATGGCTTCGTCTCACTTTCAATGATTAGGTCGCCAGGATCCACATGTAAATATTTTGCAATGTCTATAATAGTATCAAGCTTTGGGACTCTTGTTCCAGAACACCAATTTGATACTGTTGATTTCTCGTATCCTAAATCGTTTACCAAATTACTTTGGGTTTTGTTATTTAACATTAGATAGTATTTTAGCAGTCTTGAAAATTGGTTTGTTCCCATTTCATCACATCCCTTCTTGTTTTTTAATTATACACAAAAAGAATACTTTTAACAAGCGAAATGTAAAAAAAGTTTTCAAAATGCTTGACAGTTCACAAAAAGAATACTATAATGCAGTTACAGAATTGAGAAAGGAGATGAAAAGTTGAATCAATTAAAAATTCGATTGTCTGCTGTTAGAGTTAATGCCAACCTTTCGCAACAGGATATTGCAGATAAAATGGGAGTTTCGCGAATAACAGTAGGAAATTGGGAGAGTGGTAAGGTAAAAATGAAAGAAGCAGAAATAAGAATGTATGCGGACATTTGTAATTTCCCTCGGGAAAATATTTTTTTACCCTACGAGTTCACAAAATGAATACTTTGATAGAAAGGAGAAGGGATTGGGATTTATAAAAAACTTTGTTGAATCTGAAAAGGAATTGAAATCAATTAGAGAAGACGTTAGAAGAGAAAAATTCCTTGAAGATAACAAAGGATTTCAAGAATTTCATCATGTAACAGATGAAGAGATTCTTTTCTATGAGTACCTGTATAAAAGGGAACGCAAATATAGAACAGTAATTCTTATTTTAAGCCTAGTTTGCTTAGGATTATTACTGTCAATATGGACGTAACGATTGAAACAACTATAGGTGTGATAACGGAAGTAAGCACTCGTGAGAAAAATTTTTCCCTGCGATATGTTAGGTAGCGAAGATAATTGCTTGTGACAGAGTACGTTCCATCTGGTATGGATGAACCAATAATGTCTGTTTTTCCAGAACTGTTTTGGCGGATAAATTTTATATCAGAAAGGTAATATTCGGAATCACCAAAATATTCAGCTTTGGATTTCTTTCTCATGCGGGTAACAAAAAGCTTATATTTTTCCTTCATACTTAAAGTTATTTTTTCAAAATCGTAAACCATGTGACACACCATCCTTTTTTGGGAATAGTGTATCACAAATTTAATTTGATAGAAAGGAGAAGCATGGTAACAAAGAAACAGGCAAAGCAGATCATTTCTCTTGCTGAAGGTATGACACGTGCAGAATGGAGCAGAATCAATCACATTATAGAAAATGGTTTTGAGACACAAGAAGCCAAGTTGACCTTTGAGCCACCAAAGGAACTTGACTTCCTGCTTAATCAGAATCTTATTCATTGACAATCTGAATAAATACAGGATTTATTCTATAGTCTTTGCCATGGTACTGGATATGAATGTAATCGTATTCAAAGCATTTTGCATATCGTGAACCGCTTGCATATTTCAAGTTATCTGTAAAATATGCAACAGGATTCTGATGATCTGCAACGGTAGCAGTTTCGGTTATATCAATCCATTCACCAAGCAGGCAAGCATAAATCCTCATGATTTCACCTTCTTTCATATGTACTGGGCTCTGGCGGGAGCCTGTAAAGGGAGTATAGAAGCAGTGAAAAGAATAGTCAAGCGGATAGCGTATAACGGACAAAAGATGAAATTGCAGAAAAAATAAAAAAATTATTTGATTTGTCGTTTTTTTTCTGGAAACCATCGTTTTACTAAATATACAAGGAGGTTTTAGCAGATGGAGATAACATCAATTAAGTACATCAGCGCATCACCGTATATGTCGAAGGCACAGATCCAGAGGTTGATGAACGTATCTGCCCGGACGGTCACCAGTCGAATCGCAGAGATCGATCAATACGTTAAGAAGGGCAGATATGGCTCACACACAATTCTGGATGGCTGCGGCGTGACATATGTGAATTATCTGGCGTTTATTGATTTCTTGAAATATAGAAAGGACTTAAAAGCCGGACGCAGAGTGCCGCCGTACAATCCGAAGCGTATAGCGGAACAGATCGCATGGGGCACACTTGCAACGGAAAATCAGTAATGACAAGCAGAGAGGAAGAAAGAGGATGAGTAACGACATGATTATATGGTCATACCGGCTGGCAACATTCGCAATGGTAGAAGGTGCTGTGCTGTTATGGCTTGGCATGATCTATGGCTTTTGGATGATGCTTGTGGCTGTAATCTATAAGGAGCTGATTGAATATGCCAACAATGATGATATGGACCATGCAATCGAGATCTACAAAAAAAGCACCCTTGGGACTGGCATCCCGCAGGTGCAAATAACAAATAACACGATAAGAAGTATAACACGGAAGGGAGCGTGAATCAATGGTTACGATGCAGGTGCTTCCAAATCGTGAAGATTGGTTGAAGCACAGAACGAAGATCGGCGGATCAGATGCATCTGCAATACTCGGTAAGAATCCATACAAGACGAATGTGGAACTCTGGAAGGATAAGGCATTTCATCTGATGCCGGAGGATATCTCGGACAAGCCGTATGTGAAGTATGGCACCGAAGCAGAGAAGTATCTCCGGGAACTGTTCAAGATGGACTATCCGCAGTATGAGATGTTCTACGAGGAAAATAACATGTGGACAAATGACGCATATCCGTTCGCACATGCATCTCTGGATGGATGGCTCAAGGATGAAGCTGGCCGTATGGGTGTATGGGAGTGTAAAACTACAAATATCCTGCAGTCTCGTCAGAAAGAGAAGTGGGATCATCGTTTGCCGGAGAACTATTACATACAGATCTTGCATTATCTGATGGTGACAGAGTTTGAGTTTGTGGAGCTGAAAGCGCAGCTCAAATCAGTGTTCTCAGATGGAACGGTGTATTTGCAGACCAGACATTATCACATCGAGAGATCTGATGTGGAAGCGGATATTGAATATCTGGCGGATGAAGAGCGGAAGTTCTGGACATGCGTAGAGAACATGAAGGCTCCGCCGTTGGTGCTGCCGGAGATATAGGAGGATGTCTCATGTATGGATATATCTGTCCGACCTGTGGTGCACATCTGGATCCACAGGAGCGATGTGAGGAATGCACAGAGCAGAAGTTGAAGGATCAGCGGGAGAGCGAACGTATCAAGTCCCTGCTCTCGGTAGGTAAGGATGCTCAATATGAGCTGGTATTAAGTTAGGAGGATATGAATGGAGTTAAGAGTAGAACCGGTAACATTTCCGGAGGTAATTCAGTTTAACTATGAAGAATTGAAAGCAGAGATCACAAGCAAGGTAGAGATGTATAAGAATCTGGTATATACAGGCAGTGATCAGATTAAGGATGCGAAAGCAGACAGAGCGGCATTGAATAAGCTTATTAAGGCTATGTCAGATGAGAGAATCCGTATCAAAAAGGATTGTTTGAAGCCATACGATGAATTCGAACGGAAAATTCGTGAACTCACGGATATTGTGAATGAGCCGGTACAGTTGATTGATAAGCAGATTAAAGAATATGAGCAGACGTTGAAGGAAGAGAAGCGGAAGGAGATTGAAGCACTCTTTGAGACAATTGGATTTCAGGCATTTGTAAAGCTGGAGATGATCTGGGATGAGAAGTGGTTGAATGCATCCGTATCGATGAAGTCTATCGAAGATGCGATGCGTGCCAGATTAAACGAGATTAGCACAGCGGTATTCACACTCAACAAGCTCCCGGAGTTTGGCTTTGAAGCGTTGGAACTGTACAAAGAGACGCTGGATCTGCCAAAGGCAATCGAGAAGGCGCAGCATATGTCCGAAATCGCCAAGAAGAAAGCGCAGTACGAAGCAGAGGAAAAGGCGAGAAGAGAAGCCGAGGAAGCACGTGCGAAGCAGATTGCACAGGAGCAGGCATCGCAGCAGTTGGAACAGCCGGCGGAACAGATGGTTATGGATCTTGTTCCACAGGAAGCTCCGGCACAGCAGGAACTGGAGCCGTCAAAAGAGTGGATTCGGTTTGCAGCACTTCTTACAACCGAAGATGCACTTGCCCTGAAAGAATTCTTCCAGAGCAGAAATATAGAGTTTAGAGCAATTTAGGAGGATATGAAGATGGTAAAAGCAGAAAATGGAACAGCAATAATTAGTGGAAATGAAGGTATATGTGCGGTTGAAATTGCATCAATCCTTGGTAGTTTTAAGCATAACCTTCGTGTAAGTTATGACAAGAAGGATGCAGATGAAAAATACAAAAAGATTCTTACATTAGCGGATGCCACTTGTGATGAACTTATGAAGAAGGATAAGAGAGAGATGGAATCAGACAAGAAGGGCGGATTTGAACAGATCTTAGACCAGTTAGCCGAGACGCTTTCAGATATTGTAGTTGATGCGATTGTAAAGAAGGGAGACAAATAAGATGGTACAGAATAGTTTGGTTAAGAGTAAGCAGAATCAGATTCAGGACACGACAATGACCGGGTTCTTGAATCGTATGGATATCAAAGCGAATATTGAGCAGGCACTTGGTAAGGGAAATGTGCAGCGCTTTATCTCCGGCGTAGTATCGGCAGTCAGCGTGAATCCTGCTCTTGCAGAATGTACGAAGCCATCGATCCTGTCTGGTGCGCTGTTGGGAGAGAGCTTGAAGCTTTCCCCATCGCCACAGCTTGGTCATTATTACCTCGTGCCGTATAGCGACAATAAAGCCGGTACGAAGGTGGCACAGTTCCAGATGGGATATAAAGGGTATATCCAGCTTGCAATCCGCTCCGGTCAGTATAAAAAGCTTACTGTACTGGCTATCAAGGAAGGTGAGTTTGTCAGCTTTGATCCGATGAATGAAGAAATAAATATTCAGCTGATGGTTAATGACTGGGATGCACGAGAGAAAGCGGAGACGGTTGGATATTATGCGATGTTTGAACTTGTCAATGGATTTCGAAAGTCAATGTACTGGAGCAAAAATCAGATGCTTGCACATGCTGACAGATATTCGCAGGCATTCAGCAAAGATATGACGGCAATCAATACGAGATACGGCGTGAAGCATAAGGTGTCTTATGCAGATTATGTTGCCGGTAATTACGATCAGCGTGATTCGTGGATGTATTCAAGCTTCTGGTATAAGAACTTCGACGCAATGGCATACAAGACCATGCTCCGTCAGTTGATCAGCAAGTGGGGAATCATGTCTATCGAGATGCAGTCAGCATTTGAATCCGACATGGCATACATCAAAGAAGATGGTTCAAAGGTATATGTAGAAGATGAGCCGGTTGCAGATGTAGATGCTGCAGAGCCCTCACAGCTGGCGGAAACATCTGAGGAACAGGCGATAGATTCTCAGCAGGAAGAACGTGCACAGGTGGCTGAAGCGGAAATGCCGACGCCGGAGCAGGTGAACAACAGTGCCGCTGCCGCATTGTTTGGATAAGGTTATTGTACAAAGATATATCACAGTATTCTTTGTTTTATTGTAAGTCATTCTCTACCGCATTTATGGCGGTAGAGGGAAAGGAGTTACATGAGCAAATACAGAAGCAGGAAAGTGGTAGTTGACGGTATTACATTTGATTCCAAGAAGGAAGCGTGGCGGTACCGGGAGCTTCATTTGCTTGAACAGACTGGCGAGATTAGCAATCTGCAGATGCAGGTCAAATATGAACTGATTCCATCGCAATATGAACTGCGACCGGTCACATTGAAGAATGGATTTGTGAAGATGAAGAAGTTTTGCGTGGAACATGCATGTAGTTATATCGCTGATTTCGTTTATATAGATACCAACGGAGATACGGTCGTAGAGGATACAAAAGGATTCCGGACAAAGGATTACATCATAAAGCGGAAGCTGATGCTCTACAGACACGGCATCCGGATCAGGGAGGTGTGACAAGATGGGAGCAAATATCAGAGATACACATAAGGTTGTAAAAGCGATGCTTGAGAAACATCCAGAGACTCGGAGCAGTGACGGATGCTTATGTTACATGGTGTACAAGGAAATTGGCAAGAAGAACGGCGTAGATGTAGATAAGATTCCTCTTCAGCAGTTCTTCCTGCATATGCGAGAGTTGGGATTTCCAACAACAGAATCGGTCAGAAGAGCACGACAGAAGATTCAGGCAGAGTATAAGGAACTTGCCGGAAGCGAGTTCGTAGAATGTAATCGAACAATGCTTGAAGATGTTTATAAGGATTATGCAACCAGCATTATTAAATAGCTGGATTGAAAGGAAGGAGCAGATGGCACGTCAAAAGAGAGACGGATTGCTTTACTTCCCATTTGATACGGATTTCTTCTATGCGGATACAAAAATCAGAGCGCTCCAAGCACGATACGGCTCTGATGGATTGATGTTTTATATATTCCTTCTTACGGAGATATATAGAGAAAACGGATATTATATCGTATGGAATGCAGACAGTGAAGACAGCGCTATGGCGAGCTTGGGACTGTCCGAGGGTTCAATGAAGCAGATAATGACATTCTTGGCTAGCCGGTCACTAATCACGGAGATCACACTTGCTAGTTCGGACACTATCATTACCTCCCCTGGTATACAGAGACGATTTCAAGAGGCGGTAAAACGGCTGAAAAGAGATTTTGTTGTAGATTCTCGAATATGGCTTTTGAAAGAAGAAGATACCGCCCCTTGTATTAAAGTCACCCTTTTTGAAAATAATTCGCAGAATTATACCGATAAATCCGAGAAAAATGGGGATAAATCCGAGATTTATACCACAAAAGAAAGGAAAGGAAAAGAAAAGAAAGGAAAGGAAAGAGAGAGCGCACCCGCAAAGCATTCATATGGACCATTCGGAAATGTGATGCTGTTGGATGATGAATTCACCAAGCTCGCAGATAAGTACGGAGCTGATATTCGTAACGATGCAATCGAATTTCTTGATATGTACATTGAAGAGAAAGGTTACAAAACAAAGTCTCATTATCTCGCAATTATTCGATGGGTAGTAAATGCAGTGAATGAGCGCAGGCAGAAACAGAGACGAGGATATCAGAGCAATATGCCTAAGAGTATACAACCGACACAGGAGCGTGTATCTGCGCTTGATGAGATGGAAGCTCTCTTTCAACAGGAGGTGAATGGATTTGACAAAGGCAGAAAGAATTGAACTGCGAAATCAGAAGATCATGGAGAATATCAAACTCGTGTATTTTCATTTGAATAAATATCATGGATTCCCAAATTACGATGACATCATACAGGAAGGTGTACTTGCACTGGTGGAAGCCATTGACAGAAGCAAGGATCTGGAACACTTAAATCGAAATTATATCGGTATATATATCAACAGATATGTGGAAAGATACATTCAATTTGGAGATGTGACAGTACGTACACCATTTCACTGGAAAGATGTCGAGAAACCACAGTATGTATCACTCGACAAGATTGTAAATGATGATGGTGACAGTTATGGGGATTCGTTTCTGGAAGACAGACACGATTGTATCGGAGAACTTATTACGATGATGGATTTTGAACATATGGTAGATCAGTTGTCTCCGAGAACACAGAAGCCGATGCGGTGCATGCTGCAGGGATATGGCATGACCGATACAGCGAAAATGTGCGGTATATCGTTTGAACGAGTGAGACAGATCAAGAAGCTGTGCAATAGAGAACTGGTTGCAAGTGAGGTGTGACATGACATATAGAGAATTTTTAGAAAGCAAAATCGACCTTGCAACAGACAGCGGATTTGCGGTTGATCGTTCAAAGATCAATCCGGCATTGAAACCACATCAGTCAGATGCCGTTGCATGGGCACTTAAGGGCGGACGACGGGCATTGTTTGAAGCATTCGGTCTTGGAAAGACGGTACAGGAGATAGAGTTCTGCCATTTGGCAGCAGAACATACCGGCGGCAGAGCTTTGATTGTTCTGCCACTTGGAGTGAAGCAGGAGTTCACCAGAGATGCGGTGGAACTGCTTGGATATGAGAAGCCGGAGTATTGCCGGACGATGGACGAGGTCAAGGCGTGTGACAGTCAGATTGTGCTGACGAACTATGAGCGAGTGAGAGATGGTGATATAGATCCATCGTACTTTGCTGCAACGTCACTGGATGAAGCAAGTGTACTCCGGAGCTTTGGAAGTAAGACATATCAGACATTCTTGGATAAATTCAAGAACGTTCCATATAAGCTCGTAGCAACGGCTACACCATCGCCGAATAAGTACAAGGAGCTTATACACTATGCCGGATATCTGGAAGTCATGGACACCGGACAGGCACTGACAAGATTCTTCCAGCGGGATAGTACAAAGGCAAACAACCTGACGCTGTATCCGAATATGGAAGATGAATTCTGGTTGTGGGTGTCAAGTTGGGCGCTGTTCGTTACAAAGCCGTCTGATCTCAATCCTGACTACTCAGATGTCGGATACGATCTGCCACCGCTTGATGTCAGATGGCATGAGATACCGATTCATTACGGAGATACAGCGGACAGGGACGGACAGATGCAGCTCTTTCAGGAAGCGGCAGAAGGATTGAAAGAAGCGGCAGCAGTTAAGCGGGACAGCATAGACATCCGGGTACAGAAGATGAAGGAGATTGTAGATGCTTCGCCGGATGATCATTTCTTGTTGTGGCACGACCTGGAGAGTGAACGCCATGCAATCAAGAAGGCGTTGCCAGAGACGGTTGATATCTATGGATCCTTGGATTATGAGACGAGAGAACAGCGTGTAATTGATTTCTCAAATGGAAAGACACGGCTGTTTGCAACAAAGAAATCGCTGTCCGGCTCGGGGTGTAATTTCCAGCGGTATTGCCACCGGGAAATATTCCTTGGTATTGATTATGAATTCAATGATTTTATTCAAGCAATCCACAGATGTTACCGATTCTTGCAGAGTCAGCCGGTTGTGATTGACATTATCTACATGGAGAACGAGCGGCAGATCAAGGAAGCATTGCTGGAGAAATGGAAGAATCATAATTACATGGTCCAGCGGATGGTTGAGATCGTGAAGAAGTATGGACTTAATTCAGCGAACAAAGCTGAACGATTGGAAAGGAAGATGGGAGTGGAAGGAACAAGAGAAGAACGAACCGTGCGAGGTAATCACTATGAAGCGGTATACGGCGACTGCGTGGAAGAGACACGTGTCATGGCAAGTAACAGCGTTGATCTGATACATACGTCGATACCATTCGGCAATCACTACGAGTACAGTGCAAATTATAACGACTTCGGACATAATCAGGATACAGAGCGGTTCTTTGAACAGATGGACTATCTGACACCGGAGCTCCTGAGGGTATTGAAGCCTGGCAGAGTGGCAGCAGTACATGTAAAGGACAGAGTGCTTTTTGGAAATGCGACAGGTACCGGTATGCCGACAATCGAGCCGTTTCATGCGGATTGTATCGAGCATTACATGAAGCATGGTTTTATGTATTTCGGCATGATCACCGTTGTGACGGATGTTGTACGGGAGAATAATCAGACATACCGCCTTGGCTGGTCTGAACAGTGCAAGGATGGCACCAAGATGGGTGTAGGATGCCCGGAATATATCCTATTGTTCCGAAAGCTCCCAACGGATCATAGCAAAGCATATGCAGATGATCCAGTATCAAAGAGCAAGGAAGAATACACAAGGGCACAATGGCAGATAGACGCACATGGATATTGGAGATCGTCGGGCAATCGTCTGATCAGTAAGGATGAGCTGAAAGAGATATCGGTGGATAATCTGCAGAAAGCATACAGGAAATACAGCAGAGAGAGCGTTTACAACTATGAAGAGCATGTGAAGCTTGCAAAAGAACTTGATAATGACGGCAGACTGCCGGCTACTTTCATGGTGGTTGCTCCGGGATCATGGAACCAACTTGAGGTATGGGATGATATCAACCGGATGCGGACACTTAACACGACACAGAGCCGCAGAAGAGCACAGATGCATGTATGTCCATTGCAGCTTGATATCGTGGAGCGAATCATCAACAGATACAGCAATCCGGGAGATGTCGTATATGATCCGTTCGGCGGACTTATGACGGTACCGATGACGGCGGTTAAGATGCACCGCTTCGGGAAAGGCTGCGAATTGAATCCTGATTATTTCCGAGATGGAGTTGGATATCTGCAGGCAGCAGAAAACGAGATGGACGAGCTGACACTGTTCGATTTTATGCCGGGGGTGATGGAGTGATACACGGAGAGATTATTGTAGATAATTTTGCAGGCGGTGGCGGAGCTTCGACAGGCATCGAAATGGCGACTGGATACAGCGTTGATATAGCAATCAATCATGATCCGAAAGCTATACAGATGCACAAAACCAACCATCCAAGAACAAAGCATTATTGTGAAGATGTGTGGCAGGTAGATCCGATCGCAGCATGTAAAGGAAATCCGGTAGGACTTGCCTGGTTTTCGCCGGACTGCAAACATTTCAGCAAAGCCAAAGGCGGAAAACCAAAAGACAAGAATATTCGTGGTCTTGCGTGGGTAGCCTGCCGGTGGGCGGGGCTTGTAAGACCAAGAGTGATCATGCTTGAGAACGTAGAAGAGTTCAGAACATGGGGACCATTAAACCGACGCCATCACCCAATTAAGAACAAACAGGGCAAGACCTTTGAACGGTTTGTAAGACAGCTTGAAGAGTTAGGGTATGAAGTACAATTCAAGGAGCTTGTTGCAGCGGACTATGGAGCTCCAACAATGAGAAAGCGATTCTTTATGATTGCAAGATGCGACGGAAAGCCTATTGTCTGGCCGGAACCCACACATGCACCGGCGGACAGTGAGGAAGTCAAGGCAGGGTTGCTTAAACCTTATGTTGGAGCATACACGCAACTTGATTTTAGCCTGCCTTGTCCGAGCATTTTTGACACTTCTGAAGAGATTAAAGAAAAATATGGTATCCGGGCGGTACGACCGCTGGCTCCGAAGACGATGGAACGGATTGCAAGAGGATTAAAGAAATTTGTACTGGATAACCCGGAACCGTTTATTATTCAGTGCAATCATGGCGGAGAACGCAGACCTAATGATATCCGGGAACCGATGCCAACTATTACAGGAAAGCATGGATACGGAATTGTAGAGCCGTATATGGTGCAGATCGGACAGACTGGATTTACGGTAGACAGGAGCAAGGATGTGAGAGAACCTCTTACCACGATTGTAAGTAAGAATGAGCATTGTTTAATAAGCCCTACACTGATCCAGTACCATTCCGAAACTGCTCAGGGAGAAGTGAGAGGACAGACGATAGAAGATCCGATCATGACAGTTGATGGTTCGAATCGGTACGGACTGGTTACATCGTTTCTCAGTAAGTTCTATAAGACATGCATCGGACAGGACGAAAGAGAGCCGTTACATACAGTGACAACGTCTGCGGGGCATTTTGGCGAAGTCCGGGCATTTCTGATTAAATACTATGGTGATGCTACCGGACAGGACATTGAACAACCATTAGACACGGTTACAACAAAGGATAGATTTGGTCTTGTAACGATTGAGGGTGTTGATTATCAGATTGTGGATATCGGACTTCGAATGTTGGAACCACGAGAGTTATATGGATGTCAGGGATTTCCAGAAGATTACATTATTGATCATGATTATACTGGCAAGACATATCCGAGAACGGAGCAGGTAAGAAGATGCGGCAATGCAGTGTGTCCACCGATACCGGCTGCACTTGTCAGGGCGAATCTGCCGGAAATGTGTGTTGCAAGAAGAACAGCAAATATGAGAGTTGCAGAGGAAGCAAATGGACAGTTGATGATGTTTGCGTAGGAGGTAGATATGGAACAGGAACAATTTGACTTTTTGGAAGATATTGAGATAGACAAGCCGGATGTGGAATTCCAGAAGTGGAAAGAACAGAAGCGTGAAGCAAAAAGCCGGATGATTGCTATGCAATATCAGCCATATGAAGTAAAAAAGAAACGGTCAGAACTCCGGGCAATAGAATTTCTTCATGAGATGGAAAAGCGTGATAAGACAGCGCATGTCAGTGTTGGTGGACTTGATAGCATTACATTGCATGTATTCTTGAAATCTATCGGAATTGATGTACCTGCAATATCAGTATCGAGTTTGGAAGATGCAAGTATTCAGAGAGTGCATAAAGCACTTGGTGTGACAATTCTGCATTCGTATAAGACAAAAACACAGGTATTGAATGAAGTTGGATTTCCAGTAATCAGTAAGCGTATAGCAGGTAAGATCGCATTGTTACAGAATCCGACGGAAAAGAATAAAACGGTCAGACATGCAATTATAACAGGTGAATGTGGAGAACTCGGACATTTTCAGAAGAATAGCAGGATGAAACTGCCGCAGAAGTGGTTGAAATTGTTCGGAGGGTATGAAAACGAAAATGAAGGAGTGAACTATCAGAAACCGGATTTCAAGGTATCAAATGATTGTTGCTACTGGCTCAAAGAAAAACCATGTGACGACTGGGCGAGGGAACATCAGAGCTATCCGTATCTTGGAATGATGGCATCGGAAGGTGGGCAGAGAGAAGAAGCGCTTACCGATCACGGATGCAACTACTATGGAAAAACTACAATGCGATCGGCTCCGTTTGCTCCGTATATGCGAAATGACATATTAAGGCTGGCATTGGAAATGGATGATTGGTATCACAAAAACATGGATGTGTTTGAGAAGTTGTACTATGAACAGTCGTACAGCAGAGACAAGAATGGAAATGTAATACCATATGAACCGGTAGAGCATATCATACCAGATATTTACGGAGAGATTGTTCGGGACCCGAACGGAAACCTTCAGACTACCGGAGCGCAGAGAACCGGATGCAGTATGTGCGGGTTTGGAATCCACATGGAGAAAAGGCCACATAGATTTGATAAATTGCGAGAACGTAACCAGAAAGAATGGGAGTATTACATGTATCGGTGTTGTACAGACCCCGAGACTGGAGAAAAATATGGCTGGGGAAGAGTTCTCGATTACATAGGCGTTCCGTGGGAAGATTACCCGGCAATTCAGATGGAGTTACCATTAGATCAGATGATGTAGCGTCGAAATTTGTCGAACTTTGAAAATTGAATTGTGATGGTTGGAATGGTATAATATCCTTACCAATACGAAGGAGGATATGTATTATGGGAAATGTAGATCAGTTATTCAAAGAATATGGTGTTACAAAAGATGAGCAACGCAAAATTATGGATGTAATGGATAAATACAGAATCCGGATTTCCAATGGTGAAAAAGTTAGTTATTCGGAATATGAATCGGACATTATATCTATATTTGGTGGAAACCGTCAGGCAATGTTGCGTCAACCGGCTATTGAATATCATTTTTGCGAATTTGTCGCAAGAGATTTCATGGAAGACGGAAGATGGGAAGAAGTATTTCATGCTTTGTATGACAAATTTCCAAAGTTTGGAGGAAAAATAGAATAGTCAATAATGACACCGGTACCAACCATCATTATTCGATGGTTGGTATTTTTTTGCGCAAAAATAAAGGAGAGTGAAGTTATTGAAGAAAATGAAAGTAAAGAACTATCTGCAGCAGGTACAGAAGATTGATGCTGTGATTACAAACAAGATGATCGAGCGGGAGCAGTGGCTTACATTGGCAAGCTCATTGTCCGGACAGACGGATGGAGAGCGTGTGAAGTCGTCAGGATCCAACCAGAAGATGGAAGATTCGGTCGTAATGGCCATCGATGCTGCAAGAGATATTGATAAGTATGTGGCAAGGCTTAGAGATGTTAAGAACGAGATCAGCGAAGTGATTCAGCAGATTCCGGTCAAGGAGTATAACGTGTTGCACAAGCTCTATATTCAAGGCAAGGACCTTGACGATGTGGCAGCGGATAACAAGAAATCGTATTCGTGGGCGTCAACCATGCATGGAAGGGCACTTGCTCACGTTCAGGGCGTGCTTGATACATTAGAAGCTCTTCCGGAGAACAGCGGGAAGTATCGTTTTCGGAAGGGGTTGAAGCTGTGAGTGAATATCCATGTAAAGGATGTACGGACAGAAAGGTAGGTTGCCATGGCGAGTGTGAAGGCTACAAAGCATTCGCCACAGAGCAACGGAAGAAAAATGAGTGTATTAGAAAACAAAAAGATGCTTTGAGCGATTATCTGGATATGAAACGAGATGCTGTAAAGCGGGCGAAAAGGAGGAGATGATAAAAATGAGAGACAATGGATGCAGTGGATGTAAGTATGAACATTTAAAGGGAAGCGAAAAACCATGTTGTGATTGTGCCAATATGCATATGGATAAGTATGAACCAATAACAAATGCCGACAGGGTCAGAAATATGTCAGATGAAGAGTTGGCAGAGTTTTTAGATATTGTCGGAGAAGATGGCATTTCATCACAGTATACAGATGTTCCGTGTGATTGCTGCTGCGAAAAAACAGAATGCTCTAAATGTTGGAAAGAATGGCTTCAATCAGAAGCAGAATAGGAGAGAATATGGAAGATAGATATTTATTCAAGGCGAAGAGAGTTGATAACGGAGAATGGGTGAAAGGTTCTTATTTATATGATTATGGCAGAAATATTCATTATATTTTCGCCAATGTACCGGCTTAAAAGACAAGAACGGCAAGCTGATTTGGGAGAATGATATTTGCGATAGAAAAGAACCATACCCAGAGATTGTAAAATATTGCAATGGAGACTGGACATTGGATTACAGTTATGCAATCCATAAGGAAAGTGGGGGTTGTTACTGTAACTTAGGATTTTATACGGAAGAAAGAAAATGCGTAGAAGTTATCGGCAATATATTTGACAATCCAGAGTTATTAGAAAGCGAGGAATAATATGACAGAGAGTGAAGCGATAGAAGCAATACAGTTTGATTTAAAAATAGGCGGTGAAATACATTCTAAGGTATTGCGCGATGCTGTTGATGTTGCTATACAGGCACTTGAAGAAGTACAGAAGTACAGAGAAATCGGAAGCATAGAAGAGTGCCGTGCGTCGAGAGAAAAGCAGAAGATACCGAAGAAACCGATATATATTGCAAATTTAGGTTGTACAGCATTATGATTATGCCCAGTATGCGAAAGAAGAATAATCAGAAGTGATTTAGTTTACTGCCATCAGTGCGGACAGAAATTAGATTGGAGTGATGAAAATGAGATTGATTGATGCGGATGTATTAGTTAAGGATTTATTGGAACAGATACCTTTAGCAGAAAATGTGCCAATATTTAAAGATATTATTGAAAGCCAGCCTACCGCCTATGACATTGACAAAGTAGTAGGGCAACTAAAGAAAGTCTCATACGAACGATTCGGGAATACCGGCATGGGCGGAGAGCTTGTAGTTAATTTGGATGATGCAATTGAGATTGTAAAGGCAGGTGGTAAAATCTATGGGAAAGTTGATTGATCCGGAAAGATTAAAGAGCAGATTGGAAAGTTATGCTGAAACATACAAGAGTGCCGGCATGGATGTACCGTATGATATGGCGGTTGTGACGGATATCATTGATCGCAGCATTAACAGTTACAATGTGGATTATGTAGCAGAGAATGTAACGGATATGCTGGAGGGTATCGTTGACGAAAATCTACTGAAAGACGTGGTGGCATGCATCAAAAGAGGATATAGTTTGATTGCATACACCTAAAATCAGTATAAAGATTGTGAAAAAGTTGTAAGTTTTTTGACTTATTTGTATAACATGAGACGAGAAATCTGTGTTATATTTAATGTATCATAAATGGAAGTTGAAGGCATCGTGCATTTTGCATGGTGCCTTTTGCTTTATGCCTGCCGTACTCTTTAGCTGATCATATCCTCCGGTGCGGTAGGCTTTTTGTTTGGATGGATATTGTAAAGGATGGTGATTGTGATGGCTAAGCTTACAGCCAAACAGCAGAGATTCTGTGATGAATACCTGATTGATCTGAATGCCACACAAGCAGCTATCAGAGCAGGGTATTCGAAGAAAACGGCAAATAGAATCGGAACTGAAAACTTGTCAAAACTTGTAATCAGAGAATATATAGAAAACCGGATGGCGGAGAAAGAAGCGGCATTGATTGCCAATCAGGATGAGGTACTTAAGTATCTTACATCCGTGCTTCGTGGACAGAGCAAATCGACAGAGATTGTGATTGAAGGCTTGGGCGATGGAAGCACAAAGGCTCGGAAGATGGAGAAAGAGCCATCTGAGAAGGACAAGCTGAAGGCGGCGGAGCTTCTGGGCAAGCGATATGGATTGTACACCGAGAAGGTGGAAGAGAAAGTCGATATGGAATTGAATGTGACTATCGATTATGGAGATGAAGAAGATACCGGCGGTGATGCCGATTGAATCTGAATGTAAAGGCAAATCCGTGTTTCCGGGAGGTAGACCGAAGCACGAAGCGATATATTGTGATGAAAGGCTCTGCCGGTTCAGGAAAGAGCGTTGACACAGCGCAGAACTACATTCTCCGGCTAATGAAGGACAAGGGCAGGAACCTTGTGTGTGTCCGTAAGTCAGATATCACAAACAGAGACAGCACCTATGCAGAGCTCACAGGTGCCGTGTATCGGATGTTTGGAGATAAGGCGGAGCGATATTGGAAGATGACAACATCGCCGTTGTCGCTTGAATGCCGGGCGAATGGCAACCGCATTATATTCCGTGGAATGAATGATGATAAGCAACGAGAGAAGCTTAAGTCAATCACATTCCAGAAGGGAAAGCTCACAGATGTGTGGTGCGAGGAAGCAACAGAACTGACGCAGGCAGATGTGGAAATTATAGATGATAGATTGCGTGGAGAATTGCCGCCCGGGCAGTTCTACCAGCTTAGAATGACCTTCAACCCGGTGAATAAGAATCATTGGATAAAGAAGGTCTATTTTGATAGATATGATCCGGACGTGCTGACACACCATAGTACATATCTTGGTAACCGCTTTATTGATGCGGCGTATCATCGGCGTATGATGCGTAGAAAAGAAGTAGATCCGGAAGGATACAAGATATATGGCTTGGGTGAATGGGGCGAGATAGGCGGCTTGATTCTTCATAACTGGGAAGTCACAGATGTATCTCAGAATCTGAATGATTATGATGATATCGCAATCGGTCAGGACTTTGGTTTCAACCATGCGAACGCTATCTTGCTTCTGGGTATCAAGGATGATGATATATACATTCTCGATGAGATATATGTGCATGAGAAGGAAACAGCGGAGATCATTCCGCTGGCGATTCAGCATGCTATACCGACGAATAAGCCTATGTGGTGCGATTCCGCAGAGCCGGACAGAATTAAGACATGGAAGGGCGCAGGTTATCGTGCAAAGGGCGTTGATAAGGGCGGTTCCGCCGGATCTGTCAAGGCTCAGATAGACTGGCTCAAGGGTGTGGTCGATAAGAACCACATTATACGAAGAAGAATATATGTTGCCCCTCATTGTGTAAATACAATTAAGGAGCTGCAACAATGGAAATGGAAAAAGGACGAACGAACAGGTGAGTATACTGACGAGCCGGTTCCAATCATGGATGATGCGATGGCGGCACTTCGATATGGCATTGAAGGATGGCGTAAGCCTTGTCCATGGCTTATTTAATTAGAAAGGGCAAAGAATGTGCTGACGGTAGACGAGATTAAAAAGTTCATAGACGATGATAAGACAAGCGAGAAGAAGCGGTTTGCAAAGGTCGGTGAGCGGTATTATGACGGCGATAATGACATCAAGCAGTACCGCTTATTTTATTACAATGCAGATGGCAATCTGGTTGAAGATAAGACTCGAAGCAACGTGAAGATACCGCACCTATTCTTTACGGAGCTTGTAGATCAGGCGGTGCAGTATATATTATCCGGCAATCGAAACGGAGAACGCATTGTGCGATCGGATGATCCAGAGCTCCAGAAGCATATGGATAAGTATTTCAATAACAATGATATCTTCATGGATGAGCTGGCGGAGTGCATCACAGACTGCAAGGTAAAGGGATTTTCGTACATTTATGCATACAAGGATGCGAGTGATAAATACGCATTTGCGACAGCTGATTCCATGGGCGTTATCGAAGTACGTGAGAAAGACACGGACGATGGATGTGCCTATGTGATTTACTACTATACGGACCGTATAGATAAAGGACACAAGGTTATAACACGTGTGCAGGTATGGAGTGAGAAAGACACGACATACTATGCGATGGTTGACGACGGCGAACTCATGATTGATGATTCCGTAGAGATCAATCCAAGACCGCATATCCTGTACAAGAAGAATGGCGGGAAGGAAGATGATACATACTATGAATCGCTCGGATTTATTCCGTTCTTCCGGCTGGATAATAACAAGAAGCAACATTCGTCTCTGCGACCGATTAAACCGCTGATTGATGATTATGATCTGATGGCGTCGAGCTTATCCAATAACCTGATTGATTTCGACACCCCTTTGCATGTGGTTAAGGGATACGAAGGCGACAACATGGACGAGTTGCAGACGAATCTCAAGACAAAGAAGATAATCGGCACAGGAGAGAATGGCGATGTCGACATCAAGACAGTTGATGTGCCGTATCAGGCACGTAAAGAGAAGATGGAGCTTGATGAGAAGAACATCTACCGCTTCGGTATGGGACTGAATACAGCAGGATTGAAGGATACGGCTGCAACGACCAACATTGCAATCAAGGCGGCATATTCGCTCTTGGAACTGCAGTGTAATAAGCTTGAGATCCGGTTGAAGAAGCTACTCCGGCACCTTGTACGGATTGTAATTGAAGAGATCAATAAGACAGAGAAGAAGGGTTATCAGGATTCCGATGTGTATTTCAAGTTTGAGCATGTGATTATGAGCAATGCTCAGGAGAATGCACAGATCAAGCTTACGGAAGCGCAGGCACATCAGGTTGTAATCAACACGATCATGTCTTTAGCGGATACATTAGATGATGAGACGATTATCAAGGCTATTTGTGATGAGTTAGATATTGACTATGAAGAGATCAAGGACAAGCTGCCGCAGGACGCAGAAAAAGATACAGCGGATGCCAAGCGGCTATTGGATGGAGTTGTGACGAGTGAACAAGCGACAGAAGGAAGTTCTACAAGCACAGCTGAATAGTGAAGAAGAGGTTATTGCACAGTTAAAAAGTGTATATGAGCAGGCTCTAAGAGATTGTGAAGCAAAGATACAGGAGTTATCAATGCGGGCAGATCTTGAACCAGAGAATTTAAAGTCAATCATATATCAGAAGCAATATCAGGAAGCAATCAAGGCGCAGTTGGAAGGAGCACTTACAAATCTGCAATCAGATTCATATGCAACTGTATCCGATTATCTGACACGGAGTTATCAGGATGGATATCTCGGCTCTATGTATGATATGCAAGGGCAGGGAATCCCGCTTGTGATGCCGATAGACCAAGAAGCTGTGACAAGGGCAGTGGTACTTGACTCTCAGCTTTCTACATCTCTGTATGACCGAATGGGCGAAGATGTAAAGGCAATCAAGAAAGCAGTGCGACAGGAAGTATCAAGAGGAATTGCGCAGGGCATGACATGGAGCAACATTGCATCGAACCTTGCACGGAATATGAAGCATACGCCGTTTCAGAAGGCATATAACAATTCAATCCGGATTGCCCGGACAGAAGGACACCGCATACAGAATCGTGCCGCATTAGACGCACAAAAGAGAGCAATTGATCGTGGTGCAGAGGTCGTGAAACAATGGAATGCAGTTCTCGACGGAAGAACCAGATCCGAACACCGAGAGCTGGATGGACAGATACGAGAAGTCGGCGAGATGTTTGAGATTGCCGGATATAAGGCAGAAGCTCCGGGATTGTTTGGTGATCCATCACAGGATTGTAATTGCAGATGTTGCCTTGATCAGAGAGCGAGATGGGCGCTTAATTGTGGTATTGTGAAAATGGATAATTTCTCTAAACAAACAGTCACTTTCGAATCTCCAGAAGAGTATGCGGAGTGGAAAAAAGTATACTGGTCTGATGAAAATATCGCATATATGCAGCACGTTACGGCAATGGAGAAGAAATATGGCAAGAACTTCGAGAAGATGCTTAATTCCATGACAGATAAGGAATATGAGAAGTATAAGCGGTTGCTGGATAACAATCCGATGTATAAACCGAAAGTGACACTTGTTAAGAATGCAGAAGAAGCTAAAACTGCATTGAAGAATAGAGTTGGCTTTAGAAACTGCAACATAGATTCCATGGACGAAAGACTGATTGTGGATAATACAAATCAGCTGATCCGTCTGGAAAGCAAATTCGGTGTAATACATAAATCCGATTTTGTAGATATTGATGTAGACGTAGGTAATTTCGCCGGAAATGTGAATAGCAGTAGATTAACGCCAGCAAGTCAATATTTGGTTCTGAATAAAAAACGTTATTCGGATAGAGATTCCCTGATAAAGAAGGAAATCAAAGATATGGATAGCGGATATTCGATGCCTTTTTCACGTACAAACGAAGAAGCCTCCATAGCTACGGTAACTCATGAATATGGACATATGTTACAGAATGTTATCAAGAAGGAATATATGGAGTCTCTTGGTTGGAAAAATTCAGATATGTTTGCATTTGTAAATAAAAGTGCAAAAACGGACAAGGCAAAATATAAGTGGTATGCAGATGTTCAAAAAACTGTTCAAAATAATTGTTATGATGAAATAATTGCAATTGCGAAAAGAAACAATCCTGTATTTGATTTGGACGCAAATATATCAGAATATGGAAAGACAAGTAAGGCAGAGTTTTTTGCAGAAGTATTTGCCAACAGCCAGCTCGGAAAGCCTAATGAATTAGGTGTAGCTATGAATGATTGGCTAAATAAGAAATACCTTGCAAATAGCGTGAAAAATGGTACAATAACATTAGCAGATATCAATAAAATGATAACTCCATACGAGAGAAAGGTACTTGATAAGATACCTGCAAAAAGCGGTTATTTTGATTTTGCAGCGCATGGAAGCCCTGATTATATAGAATATGGGGAAAAAGGAAAAAATATGTCTGCAAGAGATGTGGCAAGAGTTATTTCTCATAATGAAAAGTACAATGGTCAAAAAGTACGAATGTTATCATGCAGTACAGGTGCATCGGATGATGGATTTGCTCAACAGCTTGCTAATTCGCTAGGCGTTGAGGTAGAAGCTCCTACAGATGTGCTGTATGTTTATGAGGACGGACATTTCAAAGTAGGTTATGACGGAAGTGGAACAATGAAAACATTTAAGCCACAAGGAAAGCGGTGATAATATGACATTTTTTGGATTTTTCAAAGGAATGAAATATGGAAAATGCGAAGATGATTTTGATGATTATAAGAAAATCAAAAATCATATTAGCAGAGATAAGATATTAAAATATCTGGAAAGTCTTTCTATTTCGGCTGTTGCGCCTATGTCTACCGAAGATATATTTGATGGGGAAGAAATACCGCAAGCAGGAATATACGAAGATGGGGATTTTACATTTCCAGCTGATTTCTTACACTATTACAAAAAATATGATATTGGAATACCAGAAGAATATGAGAACTATATTAGTTCAAAGGTAAATTAGACGAAAGCACTCCGCAGTAGCAGGGTGCTTTTTCTATGTAACAAATTATGTAATTTAGACCATGATTAAAACGTGGTCTTTTTTTATGCCCAAAATCGGCTTAAGGCGATTAAACTGTGACGAATACTTACTCCGGCAAGAGTGATAACTGCCATGCGTGACTGCGATTAAAGTCAAGAAAGGATGGAAACTATGGAACTGAAAGATGTGTTAGGAGAAGAACTGTACAAACAGGTGCAGGCGAAGATTGATGAGCAGAATTCGAAGGAAGAGGACAAGCTCAAGCATGTTCGATTTGCGGATCTATCGGAAGGAAATTACATCAGTAAAGAGAAGTATGATTCCGAAACCGAGAGATTGAATGGTCTGATCACCGGCAAAGACACGGAGATCGGCAACGCAAATAAGCTCATCGAAGAACTGAAGAAGGCTTCCAAGGGCGATGAAGGTATGCAGCAGAAGATTTCAACGTATGAGACGGAGAATGCCCGCTTGCAGCAGGAACTGGAAGAGACAAAGGTCAGCTCTGCATTGAAAGTCGCTTTGTTATCAGCCAAGACGGATGATACCGATTATATGACCTTCAAGATTAAGGAGATGCTGAAAGAGAAGGGCGAAGAACTCAAAATCGACGATGATGGCAACATCAAAGGATGGGATGATATGCTCACAACCCTCAAGACGCAGTTCCCGGCACACTTCGAGAGTTCTGAAGGTGAAAGTCGACAGATTATTGAGAATAAGCTGGACAAGGGAGATCCGGCTGGCGGTTCTGCAGAGCCTAAGGATTTAGCAGAAGCGCTGAAACAGCAGTATGAAGCCGCAACGAACGGCTAAGAAAGGAAAGGTGAAAAACTATGGCAATGACATTAGAAGAAATGAAGAAAGGTATGAGCGATAAGGTGTTCTCGCAGATCGTGGATATCTTTCTGAGACAGTCTACCGTACTGCAGATGCTTACATTTGATGATTGTGTATCTGCATCCGGCGGTGGCTCAACAATGAAGTACAAGTATCTTAGAAAGGTGCTTCCGGCTACAGCAGAGTTCCGTAAGCTTGGCGGTTCTTATACAAACTCTGTAGCGACTAAGCAGGAGTGTGAAGCAAGCCTTGCAATCATGGGTGGCGCTGTACAGATGGACAGAGTGCTTAATATGGTGGCAGGAAACTTCGACAACCTGGCATATCAGATTGAGGAACATATCAAGGCGGTTGTTTCTCTGTTCCACTATACACTGATCAATGGTGATGCAACTACTACTGCATCCACAGATCATCCGGAGTTTCAGGGACTGGATTCCATGCTTGCCGGCACAACAACAGAGTATGGAACAACCAAGGCCATTGATCTGTCTACAATTGACAAGATCAAGGCAAATGCAGACGAGTTCTACGAAGCGCTTTCTCTTCTGATCAAGTCTACCGATGCAGATGCAGTACTTACGAACACAGCGATGATCACAAAGATTCAGACTGTTGCTCGTATTCTTGGATATAAGACAGAGTCCGAAGAGGCGTTCGGTAGACGCATTACAACGATGGATGGTGTCAAGTTTGTTGATATGCAGAATCACTACACTGTAAGTGAAAGCAATGCAATTGCAAATTCTGTAGTGAAGAATGGAATCAGCAGAAAGATCGGATCAGCAGAGACAGCAACAACAGGACTGACAGATATCTATGCTGTCAAGTTTGATGTGAATGATGGATTCCACGGCATCAGCCTGAATGGTAGTTCAGTTATCAACAAGTACCTGCCTGATTTCAGCAAGCCGGGAACAGTAAAGGACGCAGAGGTCGAGATGATCGCTGCAACCGTGTTGAAGAATACACAGCATGCAGGTGTACTTCGTAACATCAAGATTGCGTAAGCAAAGAGAGGATAGGTGATAAATATGCCAGCAAAGACAGAGACAAAGACAGAGACAAAGGCAGAAGAGACAAAGGCTGTAAAGTGGCTTGTAGTCGTTAACAATGCGCCTGCTTATTGCGGAGTTGGTGCCGGTGGCGTCCAGTTCGCAAACGGACAGGCTGTGATCGAGAGTGAGCGTATGGCATCATGGTTTAAGGAGCATGACGGATATACTGTCACAGAGCAGCAGTAAGGCGGTGATCATATGATTATGACCGTTGAAGAGTTGAAATCATATATTGATATTACTGCGAAGGATCCGGTGCTTGAAGCAAAGCTTCAGGCGCTGGAGCTTCTTATACGGAAGTACACAAATAACAACTTCCAAGACAGAAACAGACGATTTAATGCAGAGGTCAAGAGCGGAGTGCTACAGGGTGCATCGAATCTGTTTGCAGAGGGTGACACCGTACAAATATCGGAATCGTTGTATAACGATGGATTGTATGTGATTAAGGGCATTGATATGGACAATGCACATATGGATTTTGATGAGCCACTTTCGGATGAAATATGTGTACTTGTAACGAAGGTAAAATATCCTATGGATGTGAAGCTCGGTGTAGCCAATATGCTGAAATGGGATATCGAGAACCGGGACAAGGTCGGTATTCAGTCGGAGACACTTAGCAGACATTCTGTGACGTATTTCAACATGGATGGCGATAATTCGCTTATGGGATACCCAAAGTCACTTCTTGGATTCCTGAAGCCGTATATGAAAGCGAGATTTTAAATGGATGGTGATTAGATGATTGGCGGAAATATAACCGGTCAGATTCAGCTCTGTAAGACAGAGACGAATATCATCGGTTCATGCGATAAGACATGGGAGACTGTGGATGATATAACAGGGTATCTTGATCTATCGACAGGAGACAGCAAGTACACAACATATAATGCTAAGATTCAGGAATCTACGCACGTGTTCCTTGCAGACTATAAGAAGCTCGACAGCCGCATCAAGGCGGAGAACAGTCAGATGGTGATCAATGACAAGGTGTATGACATCATGGTGATTGACGATCCGATGGAACTGCATGAGCAGTTGGAGATCTATCTGAAATACACAGGAGGTCAGTAATATGTCCGATGTAGAGTTTACAAATAATTCCATACAGATCAAGAAAGCGATCAGAGAAAAAGCGATTGCATTTCTCACTGAAGCAGCCGGAGAGGTTCAGACCGCCGTACACAATGCATCCAGAGTAGATACTGGAGAGACAAGAGGTTCATACACTTATGTAGTCGATGAATCTGAATTAGAAGCAACAGTTGGATCTCCAGAAGAAAATGCCATCTGGGAAGAGTTCGGTACTGGCGAATATGCCGTGAATGGTAATGGTCGTAAAGGCGGCTGGTATTATGAGGATAAGAAGGGAAATGGACACTTCACACATGGTAAGACACCGAACAGACCGCTTGAAAAAGCCTTCAAGGCTACGAATGGTGCAATTCAGAATCGAGCAAATGAAATATTTGGAGAGTTGAAATAATGAGTATAGCAGCATTAAATTATGTTGGTGAACTAATGAAGTCCAGCGGGATTCCATACCAATTCGGAGAATGGGTTGGCGAAATCCCAGACCGATATTATGTTGGAGAGTACATGGAAGATGATTCTCCGACCAAGGAAGAGGATGGAAGTCAGGGGACAACATTTATATTGAATGGATGGACACGTGGGAATCCGATTCTATTTGAGCAGGACAAAGAAACAATAGAGAGATTCTTACCACAGTCACGCATGAATCCAGATGGTTCGTGTGTGGCTGTTTTTTATTCAAATGCATTTTCGGTACCGACCGGAGATGGGACATTGAAGAGAATTCAGATCAATCTGACTATAAAAGAATGGAAGGTGATATAAATGGCAGAAAACACATGGAGAGAATTGTGCGTATCTGGTGTAACAGAGAATACGCCGAAGCGGATACTGTTAAATGCGTGTGTACTGTACAAAAACTTTAAGTATGACACAAGCAAGAAGCTCTGGACAGGTACTTTGCTTGGTGCTACATCCGGCGGTACAAAGTTCACGATTGCTCCGGAGATTACAAATATCTCGGTGGATGGTGTGCTTGTTAATGCGAAGGGACTTGTGCAGAAAGTCGGCGAGACGGCAAAGGTTGAGACGAATATGGTCGAGCTCACAAAAGACTGGTTGAAGGCAACAACAATCGGACAGGAAGGCACGTCGGTAGATGAAACAATGGATGTGATTGAATCTAAGGCAACAATCGAAGATAGCGATTATGTTGAGAATTTCGCATGCGTCGGATACAAGACGAATGGCACACCTGTGATCGTATTGTTTGATTATGCGCTTTGTACATCTGGCTTGTCAGCAGATACGAAGAACAAAGAGGCGTCAACAATCCCAACGACATTCGATTGCTATGCTGAGCTCAAGGCAGGCGCTATGACGAATGTGCTTCCTTATCATGTCTATATGCCGAAGGAAGTTGTTGAGAGTAATACAGTTGATCAGTTGCTGGATGATGCAGCGTAATACCGAATATTAGGAGGATAAGTAACTATGGAAAAGGAAATGACAACAGAAACAGAAGTAATGCAGGGAACAGTGGAGGAACATGTACAGGAAGAGAAAAAGCCATACACGCTTCGAACTCTGAAATCGAAAGATATCTTTCCGATGATGAAGATTATATCATCTGTCGGAATCAGCAAGTTTTCTGACTGCTTTTCATCGGATGCAACTAAGCGCCTGATAGAAAAATCGAAACAGAATCAGAATATCACGATGGAAGATGTAGAAGAGCTCGGTATGGGCATTGCATTTGAGATTGGCGATGTTATCCTGTCGAATCTTCCGAATGCTGAGAAATACATCTATCAGCTTCTTTCGAATCTGTCAGGTATGACTGTGAAGGAACTCGAAGATATGAATCCGGGAACATTCATTGCGATGATTATGGACGTTGTCAGACAGAGTGGATTCGCAGATTTTTTCAAGGTTGCTTTGAAATCTATCGGGTAGGTGATTTAGAGTTTTGGGACTTGCTATTCAAGCGATATGCAAGTCCTTTTCTATTTTTGGATGAGATGATTGCGACAGATCGCTTGGTAGAGTTCGTGGATTCAATTGTGAAGCGGACGAACAAGGATACCGAAGAGGATGTGCTGTGGGAGTTTTTTTTGAACAAGGTGCAGGGAGAATCCTATGAGGATTTCGTAAATCGTGTACGTGGTCAGGCATCATCTCAGAAATCACTATCCGATGAAGAGATCAAAGCGATGGTGGAAAATTCAATGAATGCATTCGGCATTGAATTGGTTTAAAAGGAGAATGCGATGGAATTATTTAAGATCTTTGGCCGAATCGCACTCAAAGGGCAGCAGGAAACGGAAGACGGCTTGGATTCCGTTTCCGGTAAAGCGTCAAAAGTAGGTGATGTGTTTCTCAAAGGAATCGGGACGATTGCAAAGTGGGGTGTGGCTGCGGCTTCGGTAGCTGCAACAGCAACTGCAGCACTTGTGAAGAGTGCGGTGACCGCATACGCAGATTATGAGCAGTTGGTCGGCGGTGTCGAAACGCTGTTCAAGGATTCGGCTGGAGAAGTGCAGAAATATGCTGCAAATGCGTATCAAACGGCTGGACTATCGGCAAATGAATACATGGAGACTGTCACAGGCTTCTCGGCGTCATTGTTGCAGAGCTTAGACGGAGATACGAAGGCGGCAGCAGAGAAAGCAAATGTGGCCATCACGGACATGTCTGATAATGCGAATAAGATGGGGACTTCAATGGAATCCATTCAGAATGCATATCAGGGATTCGCAAAGCAGAATTATACGATGCTGGATAACCTGAAGCTCGGATATGGCGGTACCAAGGAAGAGATGCAACGGCTTTTGGAAGATGCGGAGAAGTTATCAGGACAGAAGTTTGATCTATCATCATATGCGGATATCGTAGATGCGATTCATGTTGTGCAAACAGAAATGGGCATCACAGGTACTACCGCAAAGGAAGCGGCAACAACAATTCAGGGATCTGTGAACATGACGAAAGCGGCATGGCAGAATCTTATCGTTGGAATCGCTGATGATACACAGGATTTCGATGTGCTTGTCAATAATTTTGTAGAATCCGTTACGACTGCCGGTAATAATATTCTTCCACGAGTGGAAATCGCTTTGAAGGGTGTTGGTACGCTCGTAGAGAAGCTTGCGCCGGTGATTGCAAAGACGGTACCGAATATCGTATCAACGACGCTGCCGAGTATGATCAAAGCAGGAACGAGCATGATCCGGGCGTTGCTGGATGGATTGCTTAAGGCTGTGCCGGAGCTGATACCATGCTTTAAGGACATTATCAATCAGCTGATTGAGGTGATAGTGGACAATCTGCCACTTATCATTGAAGCTGCAGTTACGATTGCCGGAGCAATTGTATCAGGACTTGTAGAGGCATTGCCGGATATACTCGATGCAGGTATTGAGTTGATACAGAGCCTGGCACAGGGACTTACAAATGGCATCCCGACGATTTTATCGACAGCAATTACAATTGTAAGTCAACTTGCATCAACATTGATTCAGAACGTGCCACAGATTGTGCAAACTGGCATTCAGTTACTATTAGGTTTAGTGAATGGAATTTTGCAGGCGGTACCGCAGTTGCTTCAGGAGCTTCCGGGTATTATAACGCAAGTGGTTAACAATTTGTTATCCTGTATTCCTATGATCATCGAGTGCGGAATTGAATTATTGACATCCTTGGTTGATGCATTGCCACAGATTATACAGTCGATTGTTGCAGTATTACCGCAGATTATATCGAGTATAATTGGGGCGCTGCTTTCACATATTGATGAAATCATTCAGGCTGGAATTAAATTGCTCGTTGCCTTGGTTGATGCATTACCGGAAATTATACTTACAATTTGTGAGGCACTACCACAGATTATAGAAGCAATCACGAGTACGCTGATTGATCATCTTGGTGATATAGTTGAAGCTGGCGTTGAGTTATTTATGGCACTGGTTACAAATCTCCCTCAGATAATTGTTGATATCGCAGGAAAGGTGCCGCAGATTATAGCGGGAATTGTTGCAGCGATAGGAATGAGTCTTCGAGAAATGGTATCAGCCGGAAAGCAAATTATGCTTAAATTGTGGGAAGGTATGAAAGCAATTGCCCCGGATATAGCTGCGTGGACAAAAGAATTTGTAAAGAGTATTTTCACACTGAATATAAATGTGGGTGGTGTGGCACAGAATATTGCAAATAAAGCGGCGCAAGCAACAGGCTCTGGAAATACAGGAAGTTTTACAGCTAGAAAGCATGCAAAAGGCGGTGTTGTTGAGAAAGGTGAGATTGCACTTCTGGAAGGTGACGGAGCGGAAGCGGTTGTACCGCTGCATCAGAATCGCATGTGGATTTCGCGAGTAGCGCAGGATATGAAGAATGCGTTAGATTATGGTCAGTCATCATCTGGAAGCAAAAATGACAATGCACTGCTTGAGCTTATATATGAGCTGTTAGAGCGGCTTCCGGATCTGATACTTGAGGGTATGGAATCCGTGAATATGAAAGTTGATAAGAGAGAATTTGCAAGAATGGTAAAAGAGGTGACGGCAACTTGATAGAAAAAGCACGATATGTCAATCATATGAACGAGGTAATTGAATTTGGTGCGAATGGCATCTATATCAACGAGAACGATCTGCATGATTTCGCATGGACAGCTACAAGCATGAATGACAAAATATCGTCATTTAAGATGGGAATTGTCAAGAAGTCGTTGCCTGTCGTTTTTGCATGTAGAAATGATGACGAGGGCACAGAAAGTAGAAATCGTTTGTTTGAGGTGTGTGAGAAGGATGTAGTTGCCAGAAAGCATGGAAAACTTTATATTGGCGATTACTATATGCGGTGTTATGTCACAGGATGTAAGGCGTCAAAATACACCTATAATAAGCGATACATGAAGAATACGTTGACGATTCAGACGGATTATCCGCAATGGATAAAAGAAACGATTATTACATTCAATTCAAATGAGGAGATAGTTGGTAAAAACTTAGACTATAATAACGATCATCCATATGATTACACATCAAATATTCTTGGAAAAAAACTGCAAAATGCGGATTTTGTAAATACAAATTTTCGGATGCGTATTTATGGACCATGCAAAAGTCCAGAGATATTGATTGGAGGGCATATGTATTCAGTGGATGTTGATATTGAAGCAAACGAGTACCTGACGATTGACTCTGTAGAAAAGACAATAATCTTGTATGAAAGCGACGGTAGTCAGCGGAATTGTTTTGATCTGCGAAATAGAGACTCTTACATATTTCAAAAGATCCCGCCGGGCGTAATGGATGTAGCTACTTCGTCAAATCTGATATTTGATATTACATTGTTGGAAGAGAGGAGCATACCAAGATGGACTTAATTTATATGAATGAATCCAAAAAAGATATCGATGTGCTCAAAGATTATACATTAGATCTTGCATATGGAAGCGACGAGAATGATTTTGAATGTAAAGTAAATATCAATAATAACGTATGTAAAACTGGTTATTATCTTTATTTTGAGGGCGAAGAATATGGCGGAGTGATAGATTCCGTTGGCGTTGATACAGACGAGACGACTGTAACATACTCAGGTCGTACATGGCACGGCATACTTGAGTCTAAAGTGTTGCAACCAGATGAAGGCGAAGACTATTTGATCGTATCTGGAGAAGCAAACGAAGTGTTAAAGCTTTTGATTGAACGGATGGGACTTTCGGAGCTGTTCAAGGTAAGCACTTTGAACTCAAATATACAGATATCATCTTATCAGATGAATCGTTATATAAAGGGTTATACAGGCATCATAAAGATGCTGAAAGCATACAATGCAAAACTGAATATGGTATTTAATAGAGGATTTGTTGAGTTATCGGCAAGTCCTCTTGCTGATTATAGTCAGGATGAGCAGTTTGATACAGATCAGATAAGTTTCACAATTAAGAGAGATAGCAAGCATATCAATCATGTTATATGTCTTGGACGAGGTGACCTGAAAGATAGACGAGTAATTCACATTTACTGCGATTTGCTTGGTAATATCAGTGGAACACAGACACTTACCGGATTGGATGAGATATGTGAGATCTACGACAATTCCAATGCTGAATCAGATGAGGATTTGATTCAGGGTGGAATTGATAAGATAACAGAGTCTTTTGCAAGTGACTCGGTCGATTTTTCGTTGGACAGTAACGATCAATATATATTTGATGTAAATGACAAGGTAGGGGCAAGGGAGCAGATTACAGGAACTTATGTAGTTGCGTCCGTATCTAAGAAAATAGTCAATATCAGTAATAACAGTACATCAATATCTTATGATTGTGAAGCAGATACAGTGAGCGTGTCTGCTGGTCCATATCCATCTTCTGGTGACGGATCTGAATCTGGGCAGACAGTGAGCATCAAAATAGGATCAGTGACAACAGGTGGCGCTGGTTCAGATGCGGAAGTGAAAAATGCCGGAGACAACAAGAATATGATTCTTGATTTCGTGATACCGAAAGGCGACAAAGGACAAGACGGAGCTGCCGGAGCGAAGGGAGAAAAAGGCGACCAAGGAGATAAGGGCGCAGATGGCGTCGACGGTAAGAGTATCAGTGAAGTTATCAACTATTATTTGGCAACATCTGCTTCAAGTGGTGTCACCGCAAAAACATCTGGATGGACAACAACGGTGCAGTCAGTTTCTGCAAGTAAAAAATATTTATGGAATTATGAAGTTGTAAAACTGTCAGATGGAACGATCGTAAGTACATCAATGCCATGTATTATAGGTGCGTATGGTGATAGAGGAAATCCGGGAGCCGATGGTAAGGACGGAAGTGATGGCACGAATGGAACTGACGGAATAGGAATTAAGGAGATAGAGGAGTTTTATGCTGTATCAACCTCGAATACCAAAGTACCAACATCATGGTCTACAACAGTACCGACGATGACAGCAACAAACAAGTACCTTTGGAACTATGAAACGATCACATATACGAACAATACTTCGGTAGATACTGCAAAGAAGGTTATTGGTGTGTATGGAGATAAGGGAGCTACCGGAGCGAAGGGTGATAAAGGAGATCAAGGAGAGAAAGGCGTAGACGGTGTTGGCGTACAATCGGTGGATGCCATGTACTACAAGTCGACATCGGCTACTTTTCTTTCTGGAGGTTCGTGGGTAACAACCTCGCCAGATTGGGAGAATGGGAAGTATATCTGGACAAAGACGGTTATCAAGTATACGGACAACTCTACAAAAGAGACGACGCCAGTCTGTATCACAGGTGCGGCTGGCGCAAATGGTAAAGATGGTTCAGATGGCACGAACGGCAAGGATGGAACGAATGGTAAAGATGGAGCAACTGGTAAAGGAGTAAAGTCGATAGTTGAGCAGTATTATAAATCTACATCGGCAACCTCTTTAGTTGGAGGAAGCTGGAGTACGACATATCCCGGATGGGAGAATGGAAAGTATATTTGGACACGATCTGTCATTACCTATACCGACAGTACAACATCTACTACCACGGCAGTTTGTGTAACCGGACAGAAAGGCGATACAGGAGCCAAGGGAGATACCGGTGCAACCGGTAAAGGTGTTAAAACAACTGCGGTAACTTATCAGGCATCGTCTAGTGGTACAACAACCCCAACCGGGACGTGGAGTACGACGATTCCAACGGTATCAGCAGGACAGTATCTTTGGACAAGAACGATTATCACCTATACAGACAACACAACATCTACATCATATTCAGTTGGGCGTAATGGAACGAACGGTACGAATGGAACCAATGGAACGAACGGCAAGGATGGAGCAGCTGGAAAAGGTATCAAATCCACGGCAGTAACATATCAAGCCGGAGCATCGGGAACAACGGTACCAACTGGGACGTGGTCTGCGTCGATACCGGCTGCGGACACATCAAAGCCATATCTTTGGACAAGGACGATCATCACCTATACGGACAACACAACATCAACGTCGTACAGTGTAGGTGCTACGCCAGAAGGAATGGTTCAAAAGAAAAAAATCATTTCTGAAATCAACCAGTCGGCAGAGGAGATTTCAATCAAGGCTGAAAAGATCAGTCTCGAAGGTCTTGTCACCGCCAATGAGAATTTCAAAGTGCTGGAAGATGGCTCGATCGAGGCGAAGAATGGTAAGTTTACCGGAGAGATATATGCTACGAGCGGTAAATTTGAGGGTGAAATAGTCTCATCTAAGGCGACTATTACTGGCGGAAGCGTGAATATCACTAGCGATGGAAGCAAATTAGCGTATATTGCTTTAACCTCAACGAATGTTCCCATTGGTTATGGCGATAAAATAGGAACCATAGCTACACAGATAGGTTCTGATGGAATTGCTTGTCAATCTGAAAAGTTTCGAGGAGATTTTAATGCTTTGGGCATATATATGGCAGAGGGATATGAAAATGAAGGGTATTTTTATTCGAATCCGAATGGAACACATGCGTCTATACTATCTGCTGACGTATTATCTGTGTCGGGCAACCTCACCGTCTCAGGAACAATCAATGGTATGAAATGGAATTGGTCTGGACAAGGCGGACAGCCAAGTTGGTTGTGGGGTGGAAATGATGGTGCAAACATGTATGTATATAATCCATCAAACTTTAGCGTAAACTATGCTAAATCTGCAAATTATGCTAATAGTGCTGGTGGTATTTCGGCACCTATATATGGATATGACAAAAATGTTAATATTACATGTGGCGGATGGAATACCCCTGCTAGCGTGACACTTCCTGCTGGAACATATGTCGGAATAGTGTTTGCAAAGATGTATGGAACTCCTGCATCCAGAATGGTTATGGTTTTTTCAACTAATAGTGGAGCTACTGATGCGGGGGCTTATATGTCAGATGATAATATGGATAGGGCATGCTGTAGTTCCCCAGTTGTTATAAATGTTAGTAGTAACACTAATTTTTATTTGAGGGTATACAACAGTATGTCAGGAGTTAGAGCATGTCATTGCGGGTGGTACTTAGTAAAAGTTAAATAATAAAGACCTTGGAGAGGGTCTATAAACACTACTACTTTATGAAGCGAGGAGTCAAAACATTATGAAAAAATACATTACAACATTAAGCAAACTGTTTGATATTCGTCAGTTGATCGCCAATAATGGCATCTTAGATCTTGCGTTCTCGCGTAAGGCAGGACTGTCAGTTGCTCGTAATATCAAGAAAATTGATGAGGATCTTGTGGAGTATGACAAGGCTCGTGATGAGCTGATACGAAAGTACTCTGACGACGGAGTTACTATGAACCGTTCAAATCCGAACTGGGACGAGTTCATCAAAGAGTTTAATGAGATCGGTTCAGTCGAAGCGTCGCTGGAAATCAACACGATTACAGCTGATGATCTGCCAGAGAACATCACACCAGCAGCATGTCTCGCAATTGAATTCATGATCGGAGAGGAGTAACACATGACAGATATTGAAAGAAAGATGACTACAGATGAGATTAAAGGACTGTTGACTGGAATTTCATCAATTTGTTGTTCGACGGCTACCTCAATTGATTTTTCAGGGACAGATGAAATCACAACTAAAATGGATGCTGTATTAGAATACATATCCCGAATTGAAGAAAAGGTTAATACATTAAACAGTTTGGATGATTTAGAAAGTAAGGTTGAAGAGGACGATGCTGCAATGACAACTGTGATTGCATAAAATAAAAAGAAGGAGGCTGATTATTATGCAAATAATCGACACACATTTAAAGTTTAAATCTCTTACAAAGAGAAAAAGCACAGATGGAGGAGCTGTATTTCATCATGCTGCATGTCACGGTAGTGTAGAGGATATTCACAGAATGCATCTTGCAAATGGATGGTCTGGTATTGGGTATCATATCTATATTCGTTTAGATGGAAAAGTATACAAGGGCAGACCAATCGATATGATCGGCGCACATGCATCTGGTGTGAATTACAACACGATTGGAGTTTGTTGTGAAGGAAATTTTGAAAATGAACAGATGCCAGAAGCACAGAAGCAGGCTTTGAAAGAAGTTGTTTCATGGCTTCGCAAATATGGAATTACTCGATTCAGAAAGCATAGTGATGTGAGTAAGACTGCATGCCCCGGAAAAAACTTTCCGTTTGGAGAAGTGGTGAAAGTATCCGAGAATATCCCATCGAAGACTGAATCTATACAGCAGATTCAACATATCGCTGCTAAGGACGCTATCATTCGTGCCGGACAGATCCATGCGAATAATTTTGCCGGTGCCGGAATCGTAACGGATGGTATTCGTGGAAATGCGACCATTAAAGCAGGAATTAAGGTGTTACAAACAGCGATGAACTTAGACTATAAGTCGAAACTTGCGGTTGATGGGATTTATGGATCTGCCACTAAAGCCGCACTTGGAAAGCACTATGTAAAAAAGGGCGAGAAACAGTACATGGTTACTGCACTGCAGATTTTGCTTATGCTTAAAGGATATGCGTGTGATCTCACATGTCCGGGGGTATTTGACACAGCTACAGAATCAGTAGTGAAAGAGTATCAGAAAAACAATCTGCTTACAGTTGATGGTGTTGTTGGATATAATACATGGATGTCGCTTATTCACTAAGTGGAGAAAGAAGGGAAAGACTATGGCACATTTAGTAACAGGGTATGCCGGGAAAGAACATATTAGATCAGCAGATCAGGGCAGCTTCAATGCTGCCTTTTTTGGTGATGGAGAATTTGTCATGAGTAGCGGATCGAGATTTGCAGGAGCAATTATCAATAACAACACGGTTAGAATTTCTGACGGCGATATGCTGATGCAGGGCAGACATATCCGTATTGAACCGAATACTTATGAAGATTTGACAATATCGACAGGTACCGCAGGAACAAATCGAATTGATCTGATCGTAATGACCTACGAGAAAAATGCGGCATCCGGTATTGAATCTGCAAAGTTAGAAGTTGTACAGGGGACAGCAACGTCGGGAACGCCGTCTGCTCCTGAACTAGTAAGTGGAGATATTTTAAATGGTGATTTGAAAAATCAAATGCCGCTATATGCGGTTTATGTATCTGGCGTAGCGCTTACCAAGATATCAACACAGTTTATGGTCTGTCCGACATATAAAGATTTAGCAATCTATTATGCGCAACAGTTCCAGAACGCATGCGAAACACATTTGAATTCTTTAAATATCATTGACTCTGCTGATGCAATCGACGCAAATTCAGCAGCAAATCAGCTTGCAGGAGCACTTGGTGTTAAAGAGCTTGCAAGTCAAAAGGCACCAGCGGCGCATATACATGATGATTTATATTACAGAAAAGCTGCACTTGACCAAGCACTTAGTGCTAAAAGCAATACTAATCATAATCATGACGAAAGATATAGTGGTGTTAACCATAATCATGATGAAAGATATTGTTTGCCGGTTGGTACAGCTGTACTTAATTCGAACCTATTTAGTGCACCATTTAAATACGGTAAATGGAAATGTGCAGGATATGTTAATATTGAACTGTATGATGCCAATGGTGAAATTAGAATAATAGCTCCATATGTTTGGACCAGAGAATCATAGAAAAGGGGTAAAACATGACATCAATAATATCTGCCATGATTGCGGCGTTTGTTACATTGATCGTATGCTTAATCAATAATCACTATCAGCAAAAGGCTGCAAGCAAAAAGCATGATGAAACAATTGCATTGATAGAGTACAAGCTTGATGAGCTATCAAAAAGAGTAGACAAGCACAACAATGTTGTTGAACGTACATATCGTTTAGAGGAGCAACAGGCGGTCACAAATGAGAAAATTCGTGTTGCGAATCATAGAATTGAAGACTTAGAGAAAGAGAAGAAAGGATGATGAATATGGATTTATCAAATTGTGTAACTGTAGTACCAATCGTGATTATTTGCTATCTGGTTGGAATTGGATGTAAAGCGAGCAAGAAGGTCAGCGATAAGGCGATTCCGGTAATCTTAGGCATTGTGGGAGGAATCATTGCAGTACCTGCTATGTATGTGATGAAGAGCTTTCCGGCGGAAGATATTATCACGGCGATTTCAGTTGGCATCATGTCTGGTCTTGCTTCTACCGGAGTAAATCAGATATATAAGCAGAGCAAGAAATAATTTACTGGGCATTTACTGGGCAAAAATTTTGCGTATGTTTGCATTTCGTGAGTTATAATACATATCAGAAAAGTGTTTAGCTACCTGCGCTTGCTCGACTTTGCATTATAATAGGAAGAAATCCGAAATCCGGCTCTGGGCATCTTTTTTATTCGGCGGAAACCACGTAGAATCAAGGGTTTCCGCCGTTTTTTAATGGTTGAAAAATCGCCTAGGTGGGCAGATAGTGGGCAAAAATTATGAGAAGAGTTTTATTTGATCTAGCTTTCGGTTATCATTTTCAATAACTTTTTGTGTAACATGAATATAGATCTTGCTTGTGATTGTAGATTTGCTGTGTCCTAATCGGCGGGCAATCTCATCCGGAGTCATGCCGTTTGCAGCGAGAAGCGATGCGTGCGTGTGACGTAACATATGAGGTGTTACACGTCGGGCAAGAAGCTTCTCAGATATGATACGAAGGTATTTTTCATAGCCAGCTATTTGCATATGATCACCTTTGTTGTTTGGAATCAAAATATTTGACCTGAAATTGTTTGCAAGCATCAATTCTTTTCTCCATAGCATACATTTTTTTAGTTCTACTAAGAGTGTCGGCTGGATATGTATTACACGTTTGGAATTGTCAGTCTTTGGTGTAGTTACAATGTCGTGCTTTGAATCGTATGTTTTGGAAATTCGAATTGTTAACTGATCCAAGTCAATGTCGGATATTTCTAGTGCTGATAATTCGCCGAAGCGCAGACCGGATAGCAACAGAATTGATGTTGTGTAGTACCAGCGCCAATTCTCGTCATTCTGGATATAGTTAAGAAGTTTTTTTGCTTCTTCAGGTTCCAAGTATTTTGTTTTGATTTCGCTGTCATCTGACGTATCATTAAATTGTTTGAGCTTCGTAAGTAACCGCATATTATCATGATAGTCATTCTCATATCCCCAATTCAACATTGCTTTGAAGCGTGTTATGTATGAGTTCAATGTCGTAAGTTCTTTTCCGGAATCAAGCAATTTGGACTTTACATATTGTGCTGTCAGATTGTTGACAATTGCATCCTGATTCAGTATTTCTATGACAGACGAAGTGACACTTTCATTCCGATCAACTGTGCTGTCTTTATAAATGATTCTTTGGGCTTTCAGATATTCCTTTTGGAGTTTAGAAAGAGTTACCGTGTTGTCGGTGCATTGAAGGTTTTCAATCGTAGCTTCAATTTTTGCAGTAAGCTCTCGCTGCGCTTTTTTCTTGTTTTGGGGAGTATCTTTTTGCTTAAAGACAGTCACGACCTTAGTTTTCTCAGTCAGAGTATCTTTGTATCGTTCACGATAAACTACTCCATTTTTTCTAGGTTCACACCACATAAAAAATCCCTCCTTTTAATTGTAAATTAAAGAAGGGGATGGTATAATATGTTTGTATGTTTTATGTATGCCATCCCCTTAGATGGTGTATCTGAGTCCCTCGTGCGCCAACACGGGGGATTCTTTTTGTTATGAAGTTATGAAGCAGGGTACAATCTGTACCCAAGTTGTAAAAGTTGCACCGGTGCAACAGTATTATTCATCGATGCCAATTCGTTCTTTTACAAAGATATTGAATAAATATCCAGTAGCGAGACAATCGGATGCAGCTCTATGTGCATAATGATTATCTCTAATTGAATAATAATCACAAAGAGTAGTAAGTTTATGATCACTTACATCTCCATAGATATCATTCGATGATTTTGCTTTTGTAAGAATTTTTCTTGCAAGTTCCAAGGTATCATAATATTTCCGCTTGACTTCAAAGAAATCCAATCCGTTTTTGTATAAGAATTTTATATCAAACAATAAATTATGTCCGACAATCGCGGATTTTCCAATAAAATCAGAAAGTGCAGGTATCACAGCTTGAATACTTGGAGCATTTGCAACCATATCGTTTGTTATACCATTGATATCGGTAATCTCTGGAGATATTTCTTTTTTTGGTTTTATAAAAGTCTCAAATTTACAAATTGGAATCCATTCTTCAAAGCGTATAGCGGCAACCTCAATAATTTCATCTCTACTTGCAGTAAGTCCGGTTGTTTCCACATCAACAACGGTGAAAAAACCTAGCCGCTCATAGTTGGATTTTTTTGTTATAGAAGAGAATGTAATATCTTCAATATTGCTTAATGCATTTTTCTTTATTTTTTCACTTGATAACTCGATAGGGTATAACTCAATAGATTCAAGTGTTGGTAAAAATGCAGCTTTTTTCAAGGCGATTTCATGTGTATTTATAATATATTTCTCGCAATTATCAATAAGTTTATAAAGTTTTTCTATTATGTTGTTCGGGTATGTAGGATCGTCTTTATGAATAATCTCATTTAATCCGGGAATCTTGCCGAAATCATGACCACGATCAAAGGTTGAATCATATTTGATATTCAGATCCATAATATTTTTTAAGTAGTCGAGTTCGGAAAGCTTTTTGATTGTCTCTCGGATTTGTGTGCATTGTTCCATAGCATGATCAAAATCGTCGGACTCGTGGTAATTATGCGCAGAATTATATAGTGAAACTATAAGTTTAATATAATCCGTTCCCTGAGCTAATACAGCTTTCTTCTTTCCAGCAAGTAAAGCTTCCTGTTGACCAATACACTTCTTGCACAATCCATCTGCATTTACATGAAGAAATAGTCCTTTTTTACCACATCTTTTACATACTGCCATATAGGTATCCCCTTTGTATATTAAAATTTTTTAATTTCTCGTATTTTAGCTCGTATATTTTGTTAAATATCGTTTTACCATATATAGAACCGTATTTTATTTCAAAAAATAAAAAACAATCTAATCATGGAGCATATATTAAATGAAAATATTAGTTTGGCAGATAAGAACAGCAAAACGGATCACATTAGTAGAACTGGCAAAGCGGTCTGGCATCGGAAAGTCTACGATCAACAATATTGAAAATGAAAAAGTATCTCCGACATTGATGCAACTGGAATCGCTGGCGGCAGCTCTTGAGGTCCATATAACTGATCTGTTTGAATCTGACTGGAAATAATTTCCACAATTATGGAAATATCGCTAATTATTTCATGCATCACCCCGAAATATGCTACTATACCAGAGAGGAGGTGGGGACTCTATGAACTACAAAAGAGCAATCCTCGATATGTTGGGGAAGATACACGACGATAAAATCCTGAAGCGGATTTATAACTTTGTTCGGTATCTGTACATCGGAGCTGGCAAATAGCCAGCTCTTTTTAATCCTCTTTGTTCTGGTTTTCATAAAATGAAGATATGTTTTTCAAGATTCTTTCCAAAGCATGAATATCTTCATCGCTCATATCTATCATCATCTTAAATAAGTTTTTACGACTTTCATCCTGACCAAACATGATCTGATCAATACGTGCCTGAAAATCATCATCGGTCGCGACGAACATTTCACCTTCTCCAGTAGTCAGCCACATGTAATCAACATTGAATTCACGACAAATTGCTTTTGTCATTTGTTCAGTTAAATTTCTATTTCCTTTTTCTATATTTGAGATAGCTACTTTTGTAACACCTAATCGATCACCGAATTTCTCGAGAGTAAGTCCAAGAGAAGTACGTATTTGTTTTATTCTTTCTCCTTGTTCCATATCAAATACCTCCTTGTTTTCATTAGAATACCACCTTTAAGAATGAATTGCAATAGAAAAAGTAATCAGAGATAACAAAAAAGTGTTGACAAAGTAATCTGCGATACCTATAATGTAATCAAAGATAACAAGGAGGTGAACAGAGTGACAAGAGACGAGAAAAAGACAAACATTGAAAACATGGCAGAATCTGTGATGTCTGTAAAGAATCCCGCGGAGCAGTCCATGATGTTCATGGCAATGTCCGCCTACGCGGAAGGCAAGGCAGCAGGCAAAGCGGAAGAGCGTCAGCGTTACAAAAAGGAAGCAGGGTAAAGGAAGAGAGAAGGTGCGAAAGATGCTATTCATAATTAATGGTTTGAAATATGACACGAAGAAGATGGAAAAGGTAGCAGATGTTAAGAAATGGTATCAATGCAAAAACATATTTACTCGGTCGTTATATCCTGGGCTAGAAGTTGGAAGCACAGATGATTGCGAATTATGGAAAAGCAAAAAAGGAAATTGGCTGTTGACAAGAGAAAAAGATTACGGAGTCCATCGTGGTGAAGCAATCGAAGAGGAAGAAGCGAAGAAGCTTCTGATGCATTATGCAGTAGATAAATACGAAAAAGAATTCGGGAAAATTCCGGAGGCATAGCAGGACAAAGGGAAGGAGGCGAGTAGAAAATGGGAATAGTTGACGCTTTTACAGCAGAAACGCCAATTACGATTAAACAGCCGCAGTATTACGATATGGTGTTTCAGGCAGCAAAGATGGAGCTGCTTGAGAATGCGGTGATGGCGGATGTGCCTAATAAGCATATCCGGGCAATGATGGGACACAGAGATGATGTCCAGATTGGAGGATGTGAGAAAGATGATGAAGAATGAATTCGAGAACCTGATTCACGGATCTGTGACAGATGAAGAGTACGAGCTGATTGAGACCGTATACATGTGGCATCCGGCAATTCGGAATACATCCGGTAAGGAAGAAGTAGCAGAGCTGTATAAGAGCTTTGGACTCATAATCTTCAAAGATATGTTCCGGAGAGCAATGAAGCTAAAGGAGATAGATGAGGAGATTCGGTCGCTTAATCGGGCGAAAGACAGCTTGGTTGCGGAACGGGAACGATTGAAGAAGGGAGCGTGATGGGATATGGATATTCGGGAGATACTTGGAATATCCGAGATGTACGAATTTATTAGATACCTAAAAGATATCATTTTTGATAAGCAGAGAAGAGAAGAATACTTCAATAAGATTATTGAGGATATTGATTTGCGTACAGATTTCATCAGAGATGTGTTTCAGGCAGAGGCAGCCCAGCGAAAGCAGATGAAACAGGACTATACGCCGGATTGTATTTGTAAATTATTTTATGAGCTTTCGACAACACCGGCAGCGGTACTTGATGAATGCGCAGGAACTGGAAGCCTTGCAATATCTTATATTGCAAATGGTGTAAAGAATGTGATCTGCATTGAAAAAAGCGAAACGGTATTTCCGCTTCTTTTGTTCAATATGAGCATTAGAAACGTAACAGGATGGGTAATAAAAGAGGATATAACAACACGCGAGTTGCTTGAAGCATACCGGCTTGAAGCCGGAACGCGATACAGTGACATTGCAAAGCTGGAACCAAACATCGGACGCGTCCAGACAATCATATCGAACCCACCATATTCATTGCCATGGAGTGGTGTTGGGGACTGGAGGTTTCGAAAATATGCAGTACCACCAAAAAGCAAGGGCGATTATCTGTTCATAATCGATATATTGACAAGGCTGAAGGATGGTGGGGAAGCGTTTGTACTACTTCCACATGGAGTGCTTTTTCGAGGAAATCAAGAACTGGCAATCAGAAGATCATTGATCGAAAAAAGATATATTCATGGGATTATTGGTCTTCCAGACAATATGTTCCTGAATACAAGCATACCAACTGTGATGATCTGTCTGAAAAAAGCAGATACCGAGAGTGTGTACATAATGGATGCAACGAAATATGCAACAAAGAAGGCAAAGGTCAATGAATTAGACGGAGAAGCCGTACACGAGATTGCAAAAAATTACAAAAATCGTATCGAAAAAGCAAAAATATCCAGATTGGTGTCAATCGAAGAGATTCAGGCAAATCAATATAACTTGAATATACCGCGTTATATCGATACTACGGAGCCTGAAGAACAGGTGGATATAAGAAAGCTGACAGCTCAGATGCAAGAAACAGATGAGGAAATAAGGAAGACAGAGCGGGAATTGGCGGGAATGATGCGACAACTTGTTGGAGATGGTTATCAGAGCGATATCGCGGAGGTATTGAAGCTATGGAGCTGACCAAATACAAACATGTAAGAATCAAAGATATATGCATATGGGAAAGGGCAAAGAAAGCAAAGATATATCCGGAAGGAAGCTTCTGCGTGCAGGTATCGGCAACAAAAGGCCAGATGGAGTATCTGAACGAAGAGAAAGAGGTTGAATCAAAATACTGTGTCTTTCAAGTTGTGTCAAATAAGTATTTACCGGCATATGTGTACATGATCTTCAAGATGAATTTGCCGGAATATCTTAGGAGAACACAGACAGGACTCAACATTGTACCAGAGATTTTTAATGAGTATGAGATCGACCTGCATACGAATATAGATACGCAGCATGAGCTTGTCAATACGATGCGATGTATCGATACAAGAATCCAAGAGGAAGAAAGACAGGTGAAAGCGATTCAGAAATTAAAGAAATATCATTTACAAAAAATGTTTCCGGATATGAATCGGTAACAGAATGTAACTAGTTGAGTCGGTGACATCTTGTCGCCAACTGGAAGAAAGGAAGTGAGGAACATGGAGATAACATCGATTAAGTATATAAGTGCTTCGCCTTACGTGACTAAGGCACAGATCATGAAGTCGCTGGATATATCGGCACGGACAGTGTCGAACCGGCTTGCAGAAATCGATGAGTATGTTCAGCGTGGTAGATATGGGAACTATACGATCTTAGACGGCTGCGGGGTGACGTATGTCAACTATTTGGCGTTTGTTGATTTTCTTCGCTATCGGAAGGATCTGAAAGCGGGACGCAAGGTGCCGCAGTTCAATCCGACATCGGTCGCGAGACAGATCGGATGGGGCAATCTGCAAGCGGAATATCAGTAGAAGGGATGAGAGGATGAGTAACAAGATGATCATAACAACATATAAGCTGGCGACGATCGCGATGGTGGAAGGTGCTGTACTACTTTGGATGGGTATGATTTACGGATTTGGAATCATGTTGGTAGGCACAATCTGGCAGCAGTTGATCGCGCTGGCGAATGAAAAGGAGGAAGAAGATGAGATTGAAAGACGAGAAACTAAAGCGTCCGGCAAAGCCGACGCGAAAGCAAAAGGAAATCATGACAAAAAACGGATTGCGCTGGGAAAACTGGAACGTGGAAGCAGACTGCGCAGATCATCTGATCGTGAAGAGCAAGACGTCAGACCGAAGAAGGGTGGCGTACAAGTGACGAAGATGGATGAGATCATGCACAAGGCATATATGAGTGCAAAGAGCTTCGCGGAATTGGAGCCACCGACAGGATGCCTGTACATAGGCAGCAGGATCGCGAATGGCGACCGGTACCGGTACTGGGTGGCGGAAAATGGTACATACTACCAGGAATCAACCGGAGAAGCTGCGTTGAAAAGAAAAAGAGCCGGCTGAAAACCGGCTCAGGTGTAATACCTCGAATCTGAACAATTTGAGTGTATCACACCGAACTTACGAAGTCAAGAAAAGCGGGATAAAACCGCGCTTTTCGGCAGTATTAGCATATTAAAGTTAGGGACGAAGATACACCAGATGGCATACAGAAAACATACATTTTATTTTCCAAATTCAATAGAGCATGCATATAAGTTCGCCGGTCATATCGGAGCGAAGGGTGAGAAACGGGCAAAGAGAAAGAAAGCCACACCGGAGCAGGTGAAGCGGCAGAATCAGATTAACAAGGAGAACAAGTACCGACACCTGTTGAAGGCGAACTTCTTACCGGGCGATTGCTGGATCACATTGAAGTACCCGGCAGGTACGCGGAAAAGCATGGATGCAGTCCAAAAGGATTTAACAAATTTTAACAAGAGCATGCGGAGAGACTATGCAGCACACGGCGAGAAGTGGAAGTGGGTACGGCGCGTAGAGATAGGCAAGCGCGGTGGTATCCATATCCACCTGATCTGCAACCGAATATGGAACACAGAGCTGCTGATAGCGAAAAACTGGCCGGGATTGTCGCATCATAGCGAACCGGTCCGCGATGAGGAAGGATTCGGACAGCTTGCATCGTACCTGTGCAAGCCGCTTCCGGAAGAGCTTGAACAGGAAAGCATATTTGACCCGGAAGAGATCAAGCGCGCATCCAGTCTTTCTTCGAGTAGAAACTTAGTACGTCCGGAACCGGAGAAGAAAGCATATGTCCGGCGGACAATGAAGAAGATCATCACGGATGGACCGGAAGCCCGTCCGGGGTATTACATAGATAAAAAATCAATTCGAATTGGCATAAATCGGGCAACAGGGTACAGCTATGTCTATTACACGGAAGTAAAGATACAGCAGACCAAGAGAGTGATACGAGCACCGGGCGACGATTTGGCGAAGTTGCACCGGTGCAACGAAAGGAAGAGGCGAAAATGCAGGAAGTGAGGATATATATTGAGACTTCGACGATTGCGCCGCGCGCCACGAAAGCCGACGGCATGTATGTGATGGAAGCATACGAAGATGGACGGCAGATGCTGTACAAGGGCGAGCCTGTGATTGTGTACGATGTGATGCATTTTAAACATTGCAATACAAACATTATCACGTTGACGTTGCTCATTGCAGCGTTGGAACGGATGCAGAAGGGATGTACTGTGCATATCCACACACGCACGGAACATGTCTTCTGGACACTCAAAAATGACTGGTTAGGTGGCTGGAAGAAAAATGGCTGGAAGTCTGCGAGAGGCGTTGCAATCAAGAATGCAGAAATGTGGGAAAAAGTCGAGTATTTACTCAATAAAAATGAAAGTTGGACCGTATCCGAGGACACGCACGAGTGGAAGGCTTGGATGCAGGAGAAGATGAAGAATGGAGGCATGAAAGATGTGGGATAAATTTGGAGAGTTGGACAGTGCTGAAGAGATCAATCGCCTTGCGGCAGCAGAACTGCAGGAGGGCGACGTCGACGCACTCAAAGCACTTGCGGAAGAAAACGGACTGGATAAAGATGACGTGGAGGATTATATCGATGGGCTGATTGATACATTGACTACGCCGGAGCTGGCAGCGGTCGGGAAGCTGGATGTGGAAATGGAGCATTTAGGTGTTAAAGGCATCCTTAAAGATTGGGTGGACGAGCTGAAAGCTGAGATCATGAGAGACAGGGAGTTTGCCATAGCGATACGACGGAAAGGGAAGAGCCTTGCGGGATATATTGCATTGACGGCTGAGACAGGTTATACGAATCGTGCGGTGGTGCATAAGGAAATCGTGAAGAAGACTACAACGATAAAAAACATGATCGGATCGCATGAGTTTTCTATCGGGATTCCGACGCGTACAGAACGGAAACAGCTGATGCATACGTACTATGAGGGGGAGGTGCATGAAAAATGATAGCGTTCAAAGGTTTCAACAAAGACCTTGTGTGTACGATGGGAAAAGGGAGATTTCAGTACGAAGTAGGGAAGACGTATAAGGAAGATTCAGCAAAATGTGCAAGCGCTGGCTTTCATTGTGTTGAGGAACCTATAGAAGTGTTGTGCTGGTACAAAAATGATTCTTCGAGATATTGCATTGTAGAGGCGGGCGGAGATGTAAACGAGGATGGATCCGACAAAATATCCTGTACAGAAATGAAAATCTTGAAAGAAATTACGTTGCAACAGCTTGGAGCTTTTGAATGCAGATGGCTTCAAGAACACGCAGAGAGAAAATGCAGTAGCTATGTAAAAAGAGACAGCGCAAGAGACGATGGAACAGGGATCGTACTTGTAAGGGGGAAGAATCCAAAGGCAGCAGGGGCTAAAGGATCAACACTGTTCTTGCTTCGGGAAGGAAAAAAGACAAAAGAAATTGAAGAGGTAGGGATATTCCAGGTAGATGGGCTGGAATACATGCCAGACACATATTACAGGGTGGATGGGAGGAAATGCAGATGAGAAAAGATGAACTGAGAAAACTGAGAGCACTTCCGGCAACGGAAGCAATGATGGTAAAAGGAGCACAGTTCAGAGAGGTAGAAGAGACTCTTTGGAACCATAAAAAAAGAAAAGTAATTATACCTGCTTATGATGTGCTTTTCAGAGTGCAAAACCTATCAGAATATATAAAGGTTGCGGTGTTTCTTCCTGAGGATATGAGAAAAGACATAAAGAATCCAAGGTATGAAATATTCTTGAATACAAAAGGGGAGGAGTATATCACCAGGGAACTGGATAAGGATGGTAACGAAGTAAGATGGCTTTCGTCAATGCTCACAAATCTTCCGGATGTACCGTGCTTTGGATATTATAGCAACACAAAATATTTTGTAAGCAACGATGGAATGAGGACATTGAATGGATTGAAAATTGAAAATGACGGTTCAAAGCCTAGCAGAGGAGGTTACAGAATACAAAAGTGGCAGCAGGAGCAGAAAGACAAAGAAACAAAGCGAAAAGAAGATAGAGAACAAAAGCCGTGGGATGAAGATATGGCGCTGATTCCTAAAATCCTGCCAGCATTCAAAGAGTGGATGAGAAAAGACGTCACTAACCAATATTATATGATATATGACTATGATTCAAAAGGAGCGAAGACCGGATACTGTTCAAGATGCAAGAAGACCGTGCCAATATCAGGAGCCAAGCATGGAAAGACAATAAAGTGTCCTGCGTGCGGAGTCAGATCAACATTCAAGGCATCAGGAAGAATTAAGACACTAAGCACAGGAACATACTACGGAGAAATCATTCAAAAATTTAAGAATGGAATTGTTATAAGAGAATTTAAGCAGTATCAATGGTACAGAGGAACGGACTATAAAAATCCAAATATATGCACTCATGAAGACGAAAGGATTTTGATATTTGATAATGGTGTGATCAAGAGATATTGGTGGGGATCATACAAGAACAAATATTATAGATGGATATTGGACAAGAGTTATATACCGAGTAAAAGAACATATTACTGGCATACACGGATAAAGTTATATAAGAGAAACCTTCCAAGCCTAAAAAAACATTCGCTGTTAAGGCGAAGCGCAATTGATTTATGGGATGAATTGCCAACATCGGCGACAAATTATATTGCCATTGAACAGGGCAACCCAGTTGTTGAAATGCTTGCAAAAATTGGAATGTTCAGACTTGCAGAAGAAATAATGGAAGAACCGTATGACAAAAAATTGATTGCACAGAATGAAACCCAAATATCAAAAATGCTAAGAATTGACAATAGCAGATTGAAACGATTGTCATCTATGAATGCGAATATAAAAATGCTTCGTTGGATGCAATATGAAAAACAGGCAAATACCATTTGGCCGGATGCAATGATTAAAGACTTTGGAGAAAATGACATTTTAGCTTCGAGTTTCGGATTCCTGGACATAAAGATGAGCTTCGTGCAATGTCATAATTATCTGATTAAGCAGGCAAATATAATGGATGAAACAATCGGACAAGCTCTGGTTACCTGGAGAGATTATCACAACATGGCGGCTCAGATGAAAATGAATACCCAAAATGAACAGATAGCGAAGCCAAAAGACGTAAAAGGAGCACATGATGAAATGCTTCGGAATATTCAGCGTGGGGATATGGAGAAGAAGGCAAAAGAGATTGAGAAGAAATGGCCAAAGGTAAATGAGCAATTGAAGAAACTGAAAAAATTCGAGTTTACTTTTGGCGATTACAAGATCGTAGCTCCAAAAGATGTTTTTGATATTGTAGCAGAAGGAACGATATTAAGACACTGTATACATACTTGTGATTATTACTTTGACAGAATCCAAAAGAATGAGAGTTATCTGTTTTTCCTGCGAAGAAGCAACCAGCCGGATGTACCATGGTACACACTAGAGGTTGAGCCTTCTGGAAACATACGACAGAAGAGAACTACAGGAGATAATCAGAACGCAGACTTGCAAAAGGCAGTTAGTTTTTTGAAAAAATGGCAGCAGTATTATAAAAAACAGCTGACCGATGAGGAAAAGGAACTGGGAAAGAAAGCAAATGAGCTAAGAATTGAGAATTATGCAAATCTTAGAAAGAACGGAAATAAGGTATGGCACGGAAAATTGGCGGGACAATTATTGGCAGATGTATTGGAAAAAGATTTTATGGAGGCGATTTGATGAACGAAATTATATATCAGAAATCATATGTGGATTTCAAAAAGGAATTGGATCAGGAACTGAATAAGGCAGCGGACGGGTTCGTGAAAATCGGCTATCTGCTTAGACAGGCGGAGGATACCGATGTGCTTGCGTCGAGCGGATACAGAAATGTTGCTGAATTTGCATCGATAGAATACGGATTGTCAAAAGACGTAGTTTCAAGATATATCAACATTAACAAGCGCTACAGTGAGGGCGGGTATGCGCCTGTCCTTGCAGAAAGATATCATGGGTTCGGCATGGCAAAGTTGGCAGAGATGCTGACACTCCCGCAGGCGATTGTAGACACGATTCCGGAAGAATTATCGAAGACAGAAATCCGGGAGATCAAGAAGGAGTTCGATGCAGAGCAGGGCGTGACAGATATCGAGATTGCGATTGAGGCAGCAGGACAGCCAGAGGAACAAAGAGAAGATAAGTTGCTGACGCAGGTAGTCAGAGCATGGCTGCATGATATACCGGACGACTTCCGGAGATTATCGCGCGTGATTTATCCGGATTATGATATCGACAAGATGATGGACATCATTGCGCCGGACGAGACGAGAGTGATCATCGTGCGAGTCCCGGGCGTTGGAAGGCTGATGATGACATGCTCGATTTCGGCAAGTATCAAGATCGTCAATATGCGTACCGGAGAAAATGGGCAGATAAGCTGGGAAGACCTGTGTAGCGCCGCATCTGCAATCTGTGCGCGCAGATATCCGGATGAGAGGATCGAAGATGTCTGGGCGAGGACATATGATGATCCGTATCCGGAAGAGAAGAAAGAAGAACCGAAGCCGGAGCCGAGGAAGGAAGTGAAAAACGAAGAGAAGAAGCCTGCGAAGCGGAAGGAAAGTAAAGTCACGGTTGCAAAGCCGGTGAAGAAAGAAGAACCGAAGAAGCAGTATGAAAAGCCTGTGATCGTCGAGATGCCTCATGATCCGGAGGTGCTGGAAAGAGATGCAGAAGAAGTGAAGAATGCAGCGGAAGCTGATCAGAAAGAAGGTACCGAAGAACAGCAGACAGAAGCATATGCTCCAGCTCCAGCGGGGTATTGGGGGTATACAGACAATTCAGAATACGAAGAGACACTAGAAGAGCTTCGAGATGATATGAAGGATCTGGCGAAGTATTTTGAACAGAAGAACTACAGCATGGCGAAACAGACGGCAGCGGTTATGAATACCGAGATTGAGAGCCTGCTGAAGATTATGGAGAAACATAATGGATAAGAGCAAGAAAGGGGTAAAGTGATGACAAATAAAGGAACATGCAGATATTGCAAGAATATTGTATTTTTTGATGATCCGGTTGACGATGATGAGTCGGAAGAAAAGGCAGTTACAATGTGTGACTGCAATGGTGCACGGATATGGCAGCGGGCAAAAGAACGGCAGGAAAGAGCAAAGGACAACATTGAGCTTGCAATTCACGAGACAGACGAAAAGGTGTGTGAATATCTGAAACAGTGTGTGGAGCTGGTCGATCGGCGGAACATAGCAAAGATAACTGTAAATAACGGACGTGGAGTTACGGTCACGGTTAGCAAGACGAATAAGGACACCATCAAGGTTGCCAAGAAAGTAAGTAAGGATGTGGTTTATGATGAGTAGATTGATTGACGATATGAGCTTGAAAGATCGAGTAAGTGAGTACACTTTGAGCCCGGATGAATACCAACGGTTCTGCAGAATTATTGACGCAGAACCTATTGCATACAACGCAGATAATGTTTTGAAACAACTGGAAGAGGAAAAAGAGCTTTCATATGCGGATTTTGACAAGTATGTGGATGAAATATGTCCTTGCTTGGATACAGAATATGATGACTTGTACCACAGAGGACTGGATAGAGCAATCGAGATAGTAAAGCAAGGAGGGAAATCATGAGTAGATCTATCATGCAGAACAAAGACGGATGATGTAGCATCGAAATGGAGGATATGAGCATGTACATAGAAGAAATAACAGAGCAGACGGTTATTCCGAATCTGATGGATGATGAGAACGTCTGCATGATTAAGAAAAATTATTCCGGCAAGCTGGAGATCAGTGAGCTTGCCACGTTCAAGATCTCGCAGATTAAGAAGTATATGGAACGTAAAGATGTTGCATTTGTTATCGTAAAGGAAGATGAAAAGGGAGATGTGAATCATGAGTAAATCTATCATACAGAACAAAGACGGATGTTGTTACATGTGCGATCTGCTCGGAACAAGGCAGCAGGGCTATACGATTGAGGAGCATCATTGCTTTGGAGGCCCGAATAGGAAATTGTCGGAAAAGTATGGTTTGAAGGTTTACCTGTGTCCGAAACATCACAGAACAGGTGCAGAAGCCGTGCACCAGAACAGCGACTATATGCAGATTGTGCACGAAGCTGCACAAAAGGCATTTGAAGAACACTATCCGGATAAAAGCTTCCGGGAGATCTTCGGGAAGAATTACCTGTAAAGTCTAGTAAATACTAGATAAAGATGCACATTGAAAAGTGAATACTGGTCAGAAAATTTTCATCTTTTTTAATAAAAAGTATTGACATACGGTACACCGTATGATATTATAATACTTGCAAGGAGGTGAATAAGAAATGGCTAAGAAAAAACAAAAGAAAAAGCCCAAACTTGAGAGGGTCGCAATCGTAACAGGCATCCTGCAAGGCATAGCAACCATCGTATGCTTGATCTACGAAACCTTCTTCAAGTAAGGGCACAGGCGGTGGGAATATCCCACCCACCGCCTAATTTTATTCTAAGCCATTTTTGAAGATATGTCTATAAGAAAAGTATTAACAATTATTAGCACCTGTTCGGCGGCGGTTCTTGTGTACTATGCAATCAGAAAAGGATTGGATGCGGCAATTGCAATAGCACTTGTATTGAGTGTGGCATCAATTGGATTAAATATATATTGTGAGGTGCACGATGGAAGAAAAGAAGATTAGACCGCAAGACAAGTGGAATGCAAAAGCTGGCTTGATAAGCAAATCATATAAGCTGAAGCGAGAGCTGGTAGAGGCATTTGCAGATGCATGTGAGAAGGCTGGAGTAAGTCAAGCCGGACAGCTTAGCATGATGATGAGAGAATTCATCGAGAAAAACAAGTAAATACTAGAAAAGAAAAGGTACTGACCAGTATTCATTGGTTGGTACCTTTTTTATTTTGGCACTAAGAAAATATATCATAAATCTAAAGAAGAAAGGGGGTGAGAATCTGGGAAACTGAAAGAACATAAACATATAAAATGATTGGAGGATATAAAGATGGCAAAAGTATATATTGGAGTAGGACATGGTGGGAGTGATCCAGGAGCAGTGAAGTATCTTGTAGAAAAGGATATTGATTTGCAGATGGCAAAGGGATGCCGCGATTATCTGAAAGAGCATGGCGTAGATGTATTGATTAGCAGAACTGGAGATATTGATAGCTCAATCAACGAAAAGACAACAATGTGCAATCATTGGGGCGCAGATCTGGCACTTGATATACATAACAATGCAGGCGGCGGAGAAGGCTTCGAAGTATGGCACAGTGTGAACGGTGGCAAAGGAAAGGTGCTTGCACAGAACATAGAGAAAGAAGTTGTGAAGATCGGGCAGAAAAGCCGAGGCTTAAAGACAAAAAAGAACGCATACGGAAGCGATTATTTTGGATTCATTCGACAGACGAAATGCCCGGCGATTATCTGCGAGGGTGTATTTGTAGACAATAAGGCTGATGCGGCAAAAGCGGATACAGAAGAGAAGTGCCGGGCGTTTGGTGTAGCATATGCGAAAGGAATCCTTGCAACGCTTGGTATGAATACAGAACAGAATGCAAACGGAGAAACAAAGACACCGGAGCAGGCAGCAGTCCAACCAGAGCAGACACAGGCGGATACATATAGAGTCAAGGTCACAGCATCGGCACTGAATATCCGCAAGGATGCGGGTACAGCAAATGCAGTAACCGGAGTAATCCGGGACAACGGTGTATATACGATTGTGGCGGAAAAGATGGTATCCGGACAGAAATGGGGAAAGCTGAAAAGCGGTGCAGGCTGGATATGTCTGGAGTACACGAAGAAGGTATAAAGGAGCGTGAGCAAGGTGAGACAAAGAAACTCGGTTGCAAGCTACAACATCGGGAAGCATAGATTCTTGGAATTGTACCACTACTGTATGCAGTACCCGGACTGGATAAAAGAGATTAGAGAACTGCGCGGATTACGATCTCATGAAACCGGAGCAACAGGAAATGGATTATCGAACCCGACCGCAAGTGCAGCCATCAAGGCAGCAGAACTAAGCAAGCGTTGCAAGTTGATTGAAGATACAGCGATGGAAGCGAATAGAGAGCTTGCACAATACATTCTCGCGGGAGTAACAGATACTGAATGCACATATCCGGTGCTTGAAGCACGTGGGATGCCAGCATCGCGTGCATTATACTATCGCAGTCGACGGAAGTTCTATTATCTGTTATCTAAGAAAGTGAAGTGAGAAGATATGAAAACGGAGTATGAGATCATTGAGGAATATATTGATTACTTTAACGAAAATGAATTTGTAGAGAGCCTGACGCTGCAAGATCAGATGCTTTATAGACTTGCATTAAGAGAGACATACACATATTTGTTTTTTAAGCTGTATGTAAGAGTGAGAGAATTCTTCGGAAGTTTTAAGAAAAAATGAAAGTGGAGTACTCAGGGGACAAATTAAATGATATTATGATAGCGTGAGATAGTTGAGAGAAACGGAGAACAGCAGTTGTATGGAAACATATAGCTGCTGTTTTGCGTAGAAAGGAGAGACGATGAAACAGACGATATGTACAGCAGTAGGAATGATTGGATCTGCGATTGCTTCGGTATTTGGTGGATGGGATGCGGGAACCGTAACTTTGCTCATATTCATGGCGATTGATTATGTATCTGGGCTGATTGTTGCTGGCGTATTCAAGAACAGTCCCAAAACTGATACAGGCAGTTTGGAGAGCAAAGCAGGATGGAAGGGATTATGTCGGAAGTGCATGACACTTGTGTTCGTGATCGTAGCGTATAGATTAGATTTAGTCATCGGCACTAATTATATTCGTGATGCGGTCGTGATTGCTTTTATAGCGAACGAGACAATCTCATTGGTCGAGAATGCCGGGCTCATGGGCGTGAAGCTCCCGGCAGTAATCACAAAGGCAATCGATGTCCTTCAGAAGAAATCAGAGGAAGAATGATGTATAACGACAAACGATGGAAGAAGAAACGTGCAGTGATTCTACGGCGAGATGCTTACCAGTGTCAAGAGTGCAAACGATATGGCAAGCGTAGATCTGGAGACCATGTGCATCACGTATACCCAGTCGAACAGTATCCAGATGAGCGATACAACGACTGCAACCTGATTACGCTATGCCAGAAGTGCCACAACCGCATGCATGATCGGGATTCACACGAGCTTACAACGTATGGAAAACAGTTACAAATGCGTATGAAGAAGAGATATGGCAGCAGACTCCCCCCTCTCTAGCGATTTTGGAGCGGGTAAGGATAGAACGGTGGGTGGAGCCTTTTCCAAATACGCAGGATTTTTTGAGAAAGGGGGAAACCGGGTGAAAAAGACAGCATGGAAAAATCGAATAATATCAGCAACCAAGGCGGTTGGCACGTATCGAGATGCTTTCCTTCCGATGATCGATACGCTCGCAAATATACTTGCAGAGCGTGACAAAATCTATCAGGAATACGTCGAAACCGGTGCCAAACCTGTAGTGGAGCATACGAACAAAAACGGAAGTACCAACATGACCAAAAATCCGCTGCTGGTGAGCTGGGGCGACATGAATACATCCGCGCTTGCGTATTGGCGTGATCTTGGGCTCACACCGGCAGGGCTGAAAAAGATTGATGAATCTGCAATCAAAACCAAGAAGACATCGGTATTAGGAGATATTCTGCGGGACATTGGCAGCTAAGAAGTATAGGCAGGTAGCGATCGACTATGCCAAGGATGTAGTTGCGGGAAAGATCATTGCCGGGAATAATGTACGAGAGTGCAAGCGATTCCTGGACGATCTGGAACGTGATGATCTGGAGCTGCACACGAAAGAGCCGGATTTCGTGATCAATATCATTGAGAGGGTAATGGTTCACGTGAAGGGAGAGGACCTGCAAGGGCACTCTCTGCGGAATACTCCGTTGATATTGCAGCCGTGGCAGATATTCATCGTATATAACTTAATAGGATTTTACTATAAAGGTACTCAGATCAGACGATACAAAGAGGCCTTTATTTTTATTCCGAGAAAGCAGGGCAAGACGCTGTTTGTGGCGGCGCTTGCGTTTGCACTTGGCCTTCTGGAAAGAAGATCAGGAGCGACAATCTATATTGTGGCCGCCGCCTTGAAGCAGGCGAAGCAGAGCTTTGACGACATCCTGCATACATTGCGGTACCGGGGCATGATAGGCGAGTTCAAAGTACTGGATAACAATGCACAGCACTCTATCGAGTACACGTTTTACAACGAGGACGAAGAGCCGGAAGGTTCCCTGTACATCGAAGCACTCGCCAGCAATCCGGACACGCAGGATTCATTCAACTGTAACATAGCCATCGCGGATGAGGTGCATGCGTTCAAGCGTGCATCCCAGTACAATCGGTTCAAAGAAGCGATGGCGGCATACACGAACAAGCTGATGATCGGCATCACCACAGCAGGCGATAATATGAATTCCTTCTGCTATCGCCGGTTGGAATATGCCAACAAAGTGCTGGATGGCATCGTGAAGGATGATACATTGTTCTGTTTTGTATCCCGTGCGGATCAGGACGAGAAAGGAAATGTAGATTTTACGAATCCGATCCAGCACGAAAAGGCAAATCCGGGATATGGTGTGACAATTCGGCCGGAAGCTATCCTGAACGATTCCATACAGGCGCAGAACGATCCGCAACAGCGGAAGGATTTTCTAAGCAGACAGTTGAATGTATATACAACGGCGATGAAGGCATATTTCGACATCAAAGAGTTTCAGAATTCGGATAAGCAGTACAACTGGAGCATAGAGGAGCTGGCAAAGCTCAAAATTGACTGGTACGGCGGCGCCGACCTGTCGAAGCTGCACGATCTTACTGCGGCGGCGCTGTTCGGACACTATAAAGGTGTTGATATCATTATCACGCATGCATTCTTCCCGGTTGTTGAAGCAGCAAGGAAAGCAGATGAAGACAACATACCGCTGTTTGGATGGCGGGACGATGGATGGCTGACCATGTGCAATACACCAACGGTCAATGTCGGTGACATTGTAAATTGGTTTAAGGAGATGCGGAGCAAGGGCTTCAAGATCAAGCAGGTTGGCCACGATAAGAAATTTGCACGTAAGTATTTTATCCAGATGAAGAAAGCAGGGTTCAAAATCATAGATCAGCCACAGTATTTCTATGTGAAGTCAGAAGGCTTCCGGCATATTGAGAAGTCGGCGAAGGATGGCAAATTGTATTACTGCCATTCGGATGCATACGAATACTGTGTGCAGAATGTACACGCCATTGAAAAGACAGACGATATGATCCAGTATGAAAAGATAGAACCGACGGCACGTATTGACTTGTTCGATTCGAGCGTGTTTGCGTGCGTCAGATATTTGAATTCACTTGAAAAGAGTGAGAAATCAAAGAGCTGGTGGGGAGGTGAGAACGAAGATGAGTAAGAAAGAAAACGCCATCCAGCGGGCGCTAAAAAAGGCAAGAAGAAAGCGGTCAACGGTGATGATCGGAAGCAACGAAGCATATGATCTGTTATGCGGTACCGGGTATACATCATTAGACCAGAATCCGGAGATTGTAGCCGCCTGCCGGAAGATTGCGGAAGTTATCGGAGCCATGACGATTCATATCATGCAGAACACCGAACGCGGCGACGAGCGTGTGATCAATGAGCTGTCGAGAAAAATTGACATCAATCCATGCAGCACCATGACACGGCAGACGTTCATAGAAGCGGTGGTGATGAACCTGCTCCTGTATGGCAAAGGCAATTCGGTTGTTAAGGTCTATACAGAGGACGGCTATCTAGCAGATATGGAGCCGGTGGCAGCAGGCAGAGTCATTTATCAGGGCGACTATAGAAATTACCGGATACTGATTGACGGCATCCCATACCAGCCGGATGATGTGCTGCATTTCGTCTATAATCCGGACAAGACATACATGTACCGGGGGCAGGGCGTGACAGCACAGCTTAAGGATGTTGCGGATAACCTGCGGCAGGCACAGGTCACTACAAACGCTTTTATGAAGAGCAAATGGAAGCCATCACTGATCATCAAGGTAGATGGCATGGTAGAAGAGTTTTCAAGCCCGAAGGGCAGAAAGAAGCTGATAGACGAGTATATGACATCCGGAGAAGCCGGAGCACCGTGGCTGATACCTGCGGAACAGTTTGAGATAAACCAGGTCAAGCCGCTTTCATTATCCGATCTTGCAATTGCGGATAATGTGAAGCTGGATAAGCAGACAGTCGCGGCAATCCTTGGTGTTCCGTCGTTTGTACTGGGCGTAGGCGAGTACAAGCAGGAAGAATGGAATTACTTTGTCAAGACCAAGGTACGAGAAATCGTGACAGGCTTACAGCAGGAGATGACGCGGAAACTGATCTACAGTCCGAATATGTACATCAAGTTCAATGTATTGTCCGTGATGGACTGGGACCTGACGACGATTGCAAGCGTGTTCGGTTCCTTATCCGACAGGGGTTTTGTAACCGGAAATGAAGTAAGAGACAAGATCGGCATGTCACCAAAGGAAGGCTTGGATGAACTTAGGGTGCTTGAAAACTATATCCCGTGGGATATGGCAGCGGCACAGAAGAAACTGGTACAGAAGGGAGATAACAATGGATAGACATATTCGACAGACACGATCTGTCGCATCGGAATTTAATACGCGGGAAGACGGCGAGGCACTTTCGATAGAAGGTTACTTCGCCGTTTTTAATAGCACCTATAACATTATGCCGGGGATGAGTGAGAGTGTAGCGCCTGGGGCGTTTACAGATACGATATCCGGCGATGTACGTGCACTGATCAACCATGATACAGGGCTTGTGCTCGGAAGAACCAAAGCAGGCACATTGACACTGCGGCAGGATGAACGCGGACTCTGGGGGCATATCGACATCAATCCGGATGATTCGGACGCGATGAACCTGTATGCCAGAGTGAAACGTCACGATGTAGATCAGTGCAGCTTCGGCTTTGACATTCTGGACGAAGAGCCGGAAGCCCGCGAGGACGGATCCGTACACTGGACAATTAAGAAGGTGGAACTGTACGAAGTGTCGGTATGCACCTTCCCGGCATACGAAGAGACAAGTGTCAATGCGCGAAAGAAGGATGCAGATACCATCCGGGCGCGACAGACCGAGGTGTGGAAGCTTGACATGAAGAAAAAATTAAAAGGAGGAAGCGAATCATGTTAAAAGCAATTATGCTCAGAAAGAAGCTGAGCGAAGTCACAAAGAAGCTCACAGAGGCACGTGAGAAGGCAAAGGAGCTTGCAACACGTGAGAAGGAGCTTGAGGCAGCCATCGACGAGGCACAGACTGAGGATGAGAAGGAGGCGGTCAATCAGGAAGTCGAACAGTACGAGAAGGACAAGGCGGAAAATGAGGAATCCGTCCGGAATCTGGAACAGGAAGTATCTGATACAGAGAAAGAGCTTGCTGATCTGGAGGAGAAACAGAGACAGGCTGCACCGGCAGCAGATACAACAAAGAGAGGAGAAGATACAGTGAAGACAATGACCACAAGAAAGAAGTTTTTTGGAATGAACAATCAGGAGCGTGATGCGTTCCTTGCGCGGGAGGACGTACATACCTTCCTGGAGCGTGTGCGTACACTTGGCACAGAAAACCGCTCAATTACCAATGCGGAGCTTACTATCCCGGATGTAATGCTGGAACTGCTCCGTGAGAATATCGAGGGATATTCCAAGCTCTATAAGTACGTCAACGTAAAGAGCGTACCGGGAAAGGCACGTCAGAACATCCAGGGCACCATCCCGGAGGGTGTATGGACAGAGATGTACGCCGCGCTGAACGAGCTTTCGCTTTCGTTCAACAATACAGAAGTAGACGGCTACAAGGTCGGCGGATATCTTGTAATCAACAATGCGGTACTGAAGGATTCCGATGTCAATCTTGCTGAGACGATCGTTACAGCACTTGGACAGGCAATTGGATTGGCACTCGATAAGGCAATCCTGTACGGAAAAGGTACAAAGATGCCGCTTGGTATCGTGACACGCCTTGCACAGGCAACAAAGCCGGAGAGCTACCCGGAAACTGCACGTACATGGGTTGATCTGTCATCAACAAATATCAAGTCGATTGCGGCTGCCAAGACCGGTGTAGAGCTCTTCAAGGAGATCATCAAAGCGTCCGGTGCGGCAAAGGGTAAGTATTCGACCGGTACACGATTCTGGGCAATGAACGAGACGACGAAGACAACGCTTGTATCAGAGGCGCTTTCCTTCAATGCGGCCGGTGCTATTGCGACAGGCATGAACGACACCATGCCAATCATCGGCGGCACCATCGAGACACTTGATTTCATCCCGGACAATGTGATTGTCGGCGGTTATGGGGACCTCTATCTGCTTGCAGAGCGTGAGGGTACAAGCATCGCACAGTCCGAGCATGTGAAGTTCCTGGAAGATCAGACTGTTTTCAAAGGGACTGCAAGATACGATGGTATCCCGTCAATCGCAGAGGGATTTGTAGCAATCGGCATCTCCGGCACAAAGCCGACAGCCGACATGACATTTGCGGACGATACAGTAAATGCCAAGGTGGCAGCAGGAACAAAGGAATAAGAGGTAGCGTATGACAGATGCAGATAGATTGACGATGTTGAAGATTGACCTCGGCATATCGGCTGAGGTGTACGATCAGCGGCTGACACGGTATCTGCAGGCAGCACAGACGGAGATAGAGCGGGAGGGTATCACCTTCCCGCCGGAGCCGCCTGTAGATGATGAGGAGCTGATCATAAGCTATGCCGCGTGGAAATGGCGGCAGCGGACAACCGGCGAGGGTATGCCGCGGATGCTCCGGTATGCGCTGAATAACCGCCTGTTGTCGCAGAAAGCGAGGACAGAAGATGGATGACGAAATCATATTGCTTGAAACGAAGACGGACCAGGATGATATCGGGAATACGATTATCACAGAGACGATCAAACATCCGGTGATATGCAAAGTACAGTCTGTTGATCGCCAGGAGTTCTTCAAAGCCGGGCAGGTCGGTATGAATCCGAAGTATCGCTTTGATACAGACAAGGTAAATTACAACAGCGAAGAGCTTGTGAAGTACAAAGACAAAGTATATGGGATCTATCGTACATATGAGCGTACAGATTCAGATACGATCGAGCTTTATGCAGAGGAGAAAGCAGGGGTGACGTATGTCGAACAAGACGATTAAAATTGGACAGCTTGATATGGAATTACAGTCAATCTTTTCAACGTTTGAGCATCATGTGCACACTGCGGTTGATACGGCAGCGGAGAATACAGCCAAGGAAGCTGTAAAGAAGCTGAAAAAGACATCTCCCAACAACAAGCGTACAAAAGGGAAAAAGTACAAAAATGGATGGAAGTACAAGAAAACATCGGAAGGAATGACTGTGTATAACGAGCAGTATCAGCTGACACATCTTCTTGAGAATGGACATGACATCATCATCAATGGAGAGGTGCGAGGACACGCCGCTGCACACGAACATATTGCTCCAGTAGAAGCATGGGCGCAGGATGAGTTTCCGGAAGAATTCAAAAGGCAGGTGGGAAAAGGATGACGATTGCAGATGTAAAGAAAGTCTTGTCGGTACCGGGTGTGACTGTACACTATGACCATGCACCTGTAGGCACCAAAGTACCATACGTCACATACACATGCCATGCGGATAGTAATTTCTTCGCAGATGACAAGGTGTATCAGAAGATTAGTTCCATGCGTGCGGTGCTGTACAGTACGAAGAAGAATGAGAAGCTGGAAGCGATGATCGAAGATGCTTTGAATGAAGCAGAAATTCCGTGGAGCATGACAGACGAGTTCGAGAACGAGCAGAAAGTATTTATGACCATATACGAAGCTAAGACCATATAGGAAGCGAGGTAATATAAAGATGGGTAAAGAAAAAAATAAGATTAAGTTTGGATTGAAAAATACACATTATGCGATTATCACAGAGACGGAGCAGGAGGATGGAACGATCAAGAGTACATACAGTACGCCAAAGAAATGGCCGGGAGCAGTAAGTATGTCACTTGATCCGTCCGGAGAGTCAAACACATTTTATGCGGATGATACAGCGTATGCCGTATTGACAAGCAATTCCGGCTATGAGGGAGATTTCGAATCTGCAGTTGTACCAGAGGACGTAGAAACTGAGGTGATGGGACAGGAAGAAGTCAATGGTGTTCTCGTCGAATCTTCGACAGACGAACAGAAGTACATCGCACTTCTGTTTGAGTTCAACGGCGATAAAAAAGCACGCAGACATGTGTTGTATCGTTGCTCACTGACACGACACTCCGTTGCGTCCCAGACCAAGGAAGACAGCACGGAGCCTGTGACAGAATCTGTGACAATTAAGGCTACACCACGTCCGGATGTCAACGTGATCAATGGCAAGGAAAAGAATCTGGTTAAAGCAACAACCGGATCCAATACAACAGATGACTCGTATAAGAGCTGGTATACAAAAGTATGGGAGCCGACTGCATCAGAACAGGCAGCAGGTTAATATCAATTATGAAATGGGATGGTAGAAGATACCGTCCCATTTTTCTTGCAAAAATATAAAGTTGCACCGGTGCAACAGAAACGGAGGATACTATGAGATCAGTGATTAGAATTGGACAGAGAGAAGTAGCAGTTGAGAGCAACGCAGCGACTGCGATTCGATACAAGCAGATATTTAAGCGTGAGCTGTTAAAAGATCTTGCGAAGCTGGAAAACGTAGAAGACGTAGACAAGCTTGATGCGATTGAATATACATCGAAGCTTGCGTATGTAATGAACATGCAAAATCGAAAGGAGATTAAAGAAGCTTCAGAAGAAGGGTATATTGCATGGATGGAAGAATTTGAGGAAGCAGACTTCCAGGATCCTGCGGCAATTACATCCATCTTGAATGTATGGAATCGCAATATTACGACCACAAGTGAACTAAAAAAAAACCAAAGTCAACAGTAAGGGAGATGAATACAAACATCTTCATGCTGCGGGCTTTTTCACTACATATATCAATGCAGGACCTTGAGGAGTTAACACATGGAGATGTGCTCGACATGATGATTGAGAGCAACAACGACACGTATAACTACCCACTCAAGGCGACGCAGGATGACTTTGATAAATTTGCAGCTATGTAAAGGGGTGGCTACGTGGGACAGATAAAAGGAATTACAATTGAAATCGATGGAAAAACAACAGGGCTTACGAAAGCACTGAAAGCTGCCAATTCAGAGATCAAAACAACGAAAAGCCAGTTGAATTCGGTGGAAAAAGCACTCAAGCTTGATCCGAAAAATGTAGATCTTCTCAAAGCAAAACAGAATGCTTTGAATGAAGTAATCAAAGAAACAAAAGAAAAACTTGATATGGAGAAGCAGGCTGCCGAATCCGCAAAAAAGGAACTTGAACTTGGAAACATCACACAGGGTGAATATGATGCGTTGCAAGCAGAGATTGTTACAACGACAAATGAACTCTCAAATCTGGAGAAGCAGGCAAGACAGGCATCGTCCGTGCTGGGAAGTCAGATGCAGGCAGCAGGCGCGCATATCAAGGAAGTTGGCAACAACATATCTGAGCTTGGAGAAAAGGTTACAGGTGTAGGAGATAAGGTATCGGCACTTGGCGGAAAGATGACAGCAACAATTACGATGCCGGTTGTGGCAGGAGGTACCGCGGCGGTCAAAGAAGCGACTGATTACTCTTCCGCATTGGCGAAGCTGTCTACGATTGCAGATACAACACAGACACCAATAGATGATCTTGACTCTTCGATTATGGCTTTATCCGATAGTACCGGTATGGGTGCCGCGGAGATTGCGGAAGCATCGTATCAGGCAATTTCCGCAGGTCAGTCGACCAAGGATGCTGTTGGATTTGTAGAACAGGCGAACGTGCTTGCAAGGGCAGGATTTACAAGCATGTCGACCGCAACAGACACACTGACCACAGCGTTGAATGCATATGGACTGTCAGCATATCAGGTATCAAGTGTGTCTGATAAGCTGATCACAACACAGAATCTTGGTAAAACGACCGTAGACGAATTAGGTGCATCAATGGGTAAGGTTATACCGACAGCGGCGATGTATGGCGTGAATCTGGATCAGCTGAGCGCAGCGTATATTACAACGACAAAAAATGGTATTGGAACAGCTGAATCAACAACATACATCAATGGTATGTTGAATGAACTTGGTAAGTCGGGAAGTACAACATCGGATATCTTAAAAGAAAAAACAGGCAAATCGTTTAGCGAATTGATGAATTCAGGGTACAATCTGTCAGATGTACTGCAGATTGTACAAGATGAAGCGGACAGTAGTGGAAAGAGTCTTGCGGACATGTTTGGCTCACAGGAAGCAGCCAAGGCAGCGGCAACCATCACCCAGCATACGAACGACTTTACAGGAGCAATTAAAGAACTTGAAAGTTCTACAGGAACAGCGCAAAAAGCATTTGATACACTGGAAGCTTCTGATCCGTCCATCCAGTTTGAGAAGACGAAGACGGCAATCCAAAACTGCGCAATATCAATCGGTCAGATCCTGATGCCAATCGTTCAGCAGATAGCCGGGAAAATACAGGAGTTAGTACAAAAGTTCCGTGACTTAGATCCGGAGACACAACAGCAGATTGTGATGATTGCAGCAATTGCGGCGGCGATAGGACCGCTGATTGTGATAATTGGTACACTCATATCCTCTGTGGGTAAGATTATCACATTCGGCGGTCAGATAGTGTCTTTAGTCGGTTCTATCACAACATGGATGGGTACCGCATCTACGTTTATTACAGGAACCATGATTCCGGCCATTACCGGGGTTGTCACTGCAATCGGTCCGTTCCTTCTGATTGCCGCTGCGGTAATTGCCGTGATCACTGCAATTATCGTAGTAATCAAAAACTGGGATGCAATCGTAGAGGTGGCACAGTTAGTATGGGAATCTTTCTGTGAGAAGGTGTCACAGCTTGTCACGGCGTTTAAGGAATTCTTCACATCTGCTTTTCAGGCGATTGGAAGCTTCTTTACAGGCATATGGAATGGGATCGTGTCCGTCGCGACAAATGCATGGTCAAGCATACGGACTGTATTCAGCACGGTTGGAAGTTTCTTCACAGGCATATTCCAACAGGCGTGGAATGGCATAACAAATATCTTCAATCGATTAGGCGGTTTCTTTTCAGGTGTGTGGAACTCTGTTACAGGTATCTTCAAAAGTGCAGGTATGGCAATCGGTAATGCGATTTCCGGGGCGGTAAAAACAGCCGTTAATTTTGTCTTATCCAAGGCGATCGGAATCATAAACGGCTTCATCGGTGCAATCAATGCCGTAATCGGTGTGATCAACAAAATACCGGGTGTCAGCCTGTCAAAGATTAGTAAGCTTGGAGTACCGCAATTGGAACGAGGCGGTGTGCTTGCAAAGGGACAGGTCGGCTTGCTCGAAGGTAATGGCGCCGAGGCGGTTGTACCGCTTGATCAAAACGAGAAATGGATTGCGGCCGTGGCACGTGAGATGAAAGCCGCACTTGCAGGTAATCAGACAGCGATGGCAGCAGGAGATATTGTGATCCCGGTATATATCGGTCAGTCAAAATTAAATGACATCATTGTACGTGCGAACCAGATCAATAATTACAGATCAGGAGGAAGATAATGCTGAACAAATATGTAAAAATCAATGGCGAACGTGTACCAAATCCAATCGATTATTCAGAGAGCTTCAGCAAAGTATCAAATACATTTCAGTCAGAAGCAGGGGATGATCTTGCAATTGACGTGCGAGCCGGAAAATACTCCGGCTCGTTGAAGTTCCAGGTATCTTCAAGATGGAAGAACAAGATGCTTGGATATGCAAAGATGCAGTCGGTAAAACTGCAGATTGATGAAGCGGAGTATACGGTGCGGATTGAGAGTATTGATTGCGATCTGGAGAAGAATTCGGAATATAGCCAGAACACACAAGGGTATTGGACGGTATCTTTCGGCGCGGAAGAGTTATAAAGCAAGGAGGCGGTAGCATGTATCAGGTATCAGAAGAATATCTGAAACAAACAAAAAGAAAAGTACAGACGTTCCGCCTGGCCGGAACAGTAAATAAGATCGCATTTACCAATCATGACATATTAAGCGGTTCCTTCACGATAACGAATCAGTGCAGCGAGCAGAACCATGTCAAGATCGGCAGTGTGTACATAGGAGAGTTGAAGAGCACATTCAAGCCGGATCTGCAGGTGCCAGATTGGACGAATGCACAGATCATAGTATCAGAAGGACTCTTGATTGGCGGTACCGCATGGGAAGATGTACCGCTTGGCGTCTATACAGTATCAGAAGCAAATGACACGGAGTATGGCGTTGATATCACAGCATATGACAACATGGCTCGCTTCAATCGATCCTGTACGGTAGATATTACAATTGGCACACCATATGAGTTGTTAACGCTTGCTTGCACAACCTGTGAGGTAGAGTTGGGACTGACACAGGCAGATGTAGATGCACTTCCGAACGGAACGGAGAGTCTTTCGCTTTATACAGAGAATGATATCGAGACATGGCAGGATTTTGTATTCTGGGTAGCACAGGCAACAGGTACCATTGCGACGATGGATCGCGAAGGAAAGCTTGTACTTAGAAGCTACACGCAGAATGTTGTTGATACACTTACGAATCATGAACGGTTTACCGGCTCAAAGTTCAGTAAGTTTGAGACACGCTACTCTGGATTATCCTGTGTGAATATGGAAAACAACACTACAAGCTATTATGGATCTGATCCAGATAATTATCTGACATACAATCTTGGATCGAATCCGTTTCTGCAATATGGTGTAGACAGTTACAAAGAGCAGATCCGGCGCGCGGTGCTGGATGCACTTTTGAAAATAGACTATGTGCCATTCGAGACGAGCTGCTTATGTGGGGCGATGTATGACCTTGGCGATATCATCCGGTGCACGGATGGTATTGCTCCGGGAAAGCTTGGATGTGTGATGATGTATGATTATACATTCAACGGAGGGTATAAGATCACAGGCTTTGGATCGGATCCAGCGCTTGCAAGTGCAAAGAGTAAGACGGATAAGAATCTGGAAGGGCTACGGAATAACGTATCAACAAATGAGATATTATTTTTTAATTATGAGAATGCGAGTGCAATCCAGATCGGCGACGGCGAGTCCAAGGCAATCATAGATATCCGTTTCACATCGTCCGTCTCAATAGGCGTGCTTTTTCAAGCAGAAGTACTGCTTGATGCAACTGCAGAAGAAGATGTGATCGGATCAATCGAGTACACACTGAATGAAGTAACAATCATAGGATATAATCCGACAGAGACATGGAGCAACGGAAAGCATATACTGAGTTTGATGTATATGCTTATGATTGAAGAAAACTCCATCAATCGATGGATGGTAAAGTTAAACATTGCCGGTGGCAGTATAGCGATAGCACAGGGGGCGGTACGTGCGGTTATCTACGGTCAGGGCTTAGTTGGTACAGTCGAGTGGGATGGATTTATCACACTGGAAGAGAAGCTTACACAAATTGCTGTATTGGATTCTCTCACTGTGTCAAAGACTATGATATGTACGGTTGTTGCAGATATGATAGATGTAGATAAAAATATCATAGAAGAACAGCTCCAGACCGTTCAATTGGAGGATATAACAACAGTTGGGAATTTGCTTGATAAGACAGAAATCGGCTGGGGAATCGTGAGCTGGACTTTTACAACAGACAGCGAGTGCACATATTCGTCAAGGTATGTATCAACTGAATGTGGAGCGTTCAGACTTGCAACAGAATTTGTAAACAAGTCAGTAAATCAGAACATAGACCGAGGAATGATGAATGTTGTCGATTTGGACTCAACAGAATTTGAATCAATCCAGAGTGCTATTGTTAGTGATGTGCTCAATTCTGCAAGTGAGAGTGGAGATGCTGAGAGTGAGACAGAACAGGTTGTGAAGTATCTGCTCTGGTCGGAAGACAAGTATTACACGATTCAGGATGATGTAGTAAACGAAATAACTATTTCAGGAGATATCTTGCAGGCAGCAGATTTCGAGAAACATGGATTAGATACAGCACCGGCATCGGACTATATCTTGCAATTAAAATCACCGAAGATATACAAATGGACTGCAGCTGACACAATCCTAGATACAATGATTACGATCACGGCGGTACCGCATGCACAGATCGTACAGGCAACGTGTGATATGTCGGATGTAAGTATCTATGGAATCACCGGAGCAACAGCAATCCATGAAGGTATAAAAGTTAAGCTATCCTATGATGCAGGCATGACCTGGACGGAAGAAGAAACTTTGACGGATGCATTAGAAGGAAGTATGTTACATGCATATGAGAGTGTAGGACAATCAAAGATACTTACGATTGGATTCATAGTATCGTCTGTGGAAGATAGCTTGACAGAGTTTCAGTATCAGTTTAAAAACGAGGAGGAATAAGATGGAATCAATACTCAAAAATATTTATATCAACAAAATTCAGGTACCGAAGTTTCACGGACATGTGCGCTTGGAACTTCGGGGATGCAGAGAAACCGAAGTGATTGAGCATGACAATCACATGACTGACGCTTTTGGAAAAATGTTCAGCAATAATGGATATTATCTAAACGTAGGAAAAGTAATGGACGAATTATGTCCAACAACAGAGGTTGCATTTGGTGGTATAGTATTAACGGACAAAGAAATACCTGATGATGCAACAACATTGCCGGGCGGAATAGAGGCTACGGCTTGTGGTGCATTTAATGTAGCAAATGCTGATGAGGCGTTGACGCAGGGGAGCTATAATCAGAAAGAAAGTGTAGCTGACTGGCCAAGCAAAAAAATGACATATGTATACGACTGGACAACCAACCAGGGAAATGGTGTGATTGCGGCTGCAGCATTAACACATAGAGACATGGGACTATGTGGGTTTGGAGATGCTGGTATAAGTGAGCTTACAAATGTTAACAAATATATAGATGGAGATTACAGTCTGTGCAATGCAAGAGAACCGATAGATGGAATAACCACTTTCTATATAGACTCTCAGTATATCTATGGTGGAAGTTTAAGTGCTAACAAGTTTAAGGTATATAAATATGCATCAGAGATATCAACATTTAGTCCGTTTAATATAGAAAAAAATAAAACGCAAGACATAAATAAAATTAGCTATGAACAAATCGATATGGAGATTGACGGATTGTCAACTTTGAGCCGCACATGTAATGATGGGAGATATATTTATTTCATAAACAAAGGTGTAACGTATAAGAATAAAACATTACAAGTCTTTAAACTAGATATAACGGACATGACAATGCAGCGGATTGATATAACTAATAACACACAGACAAATTGGTATAATGATGGTGGAATAGATGCATATAATGAATATATATACATAAGTGACGGTAACAAAAAACTGTACGAGATCAATACCAAAAATCCGACAGATGTGCATGAATATGAAACACAAATGGATTATATATATCTGAACAAAATAGCAAATAGCAACGGAAAAATCTATGTGACGAATAATAATCGTATTGCTATATTTGATTGTATAACAAAAAGCATGAAATTGTCAAAGTTAAAGCAATATGATAGTTCCCGTCCGTATATAATAAATAATGGAATAAATAAAATGACTGTAAATGACTCCGGAAGAATATATACCACTTATCTGAAAAACTATTTGGCAACAATCAGCAACCTGGACAAGCCAGTTACAAAGACGGCAGATAAGACTATGAAAGTGACATATACGATTCAACAAGAGTGA